CAGATACAAATACTCAACTTTCCGATGAACAGGTTGCTGCAATAGTTACAAAAGCTGGGTTTGTAAAAACAGATACTAACACCACATATACAGCAGATGGAAACTATGGTATTACTTTAAGTGGAACTACGTTCCGTTTAGAAGATGATAGAAGAAGAAACTCAACTGCAACTGATGTTTATTCAGGTAATACACATGATTTCACTTGGTACGATGCAGATGTAGGTATTAGATGGTACACTGCTGGTGGTGAGGATATGAGATTGTTAGATAATGGTACATTACACGTTGATGGTGATGTTGTAGCATATTCTTCAACAATATCAGATGAAAGACTTAAAGATAACATTAAAACAATTGAAAATCCATTAGATAAAATCAAAGCACTTAGAGGTGTTGAGTATGATTGGAATAATGGTAATAGAAAAGGTAAACATGATTTAGGGCTTATAGCACAAGAAGTTGAATCGGTTATTCCTGATATAGTACATGAACACACACTACCATATGTAGAAGGTGAGGAAGATACACTATATAAGACTGTAGATTATGAAAAAATGGTAGCAGTTCTAATTGAAGGTATGAAAGAACAACAAACTCAGATAGATTCGTTAAAATCGGAACTAACTGAAATCAAAGGGAAGTTGTAATGGCATTAGCAGCATCAGGTCAGATATCAATTAGTCAAATCAATACTGAGTTGGGTAGAACATCTACCACAGCCAATACTTCATTAACACAATGTAGTGATGGGACTAATGGTACTATTAATACGGCAAATGCAGCCGCTGATAGACCAGATAGAACAGCACCTCATTCAATGAGTGAATTTTATTCATATAACCACACCTTATCAGCTTTAAAAGATTTTCTTGGTACTACCTTTTCTGAAAGAGGTGAAGTTTGTGGTAATGAGCCTGAGACTAAATATTGGCACGATGGTTCAGGAGAATCCCCAGCAATAGGTGATTTGATATATACTGATTCAGCTGGTTCAACGGAACTTAGTGATGGGTGGATTGGCTTATCTACTACGACTGGATTACAATATGCTTCAGAGGTGAAAGAACTTTACCTATGTAGAAAAAAATAGATAACTATCTGATTATCAGATAGCTATGATAGTGATAGTGAAAAGTACTGAGTATCAATAAGTTATGAATCTAAGTGATTCTTAAAGATTCTCATATTTATATAAAAGAATTAGGAGATTATAAATGGCAGTAAACATTCCAATATGGCCGGGTTCATCATCATTTTCAGCTGGTAATACACCATTTGGACATTATGATACCGATTCAGAATTTCAATCATCAGTTGATAAGACAGCTGAATGGTGCGCAAAACGATTAGGTTATCCTATAGTTGATATAGAACTGCAGGATATAAACTTCTATGCTTGTTTCGAAGAAGCAACTACAGAATACTCATCTCAAGTTAATCAATTTAATATTAGAGAAAATTTACTTAATCTAAAAGGACACCCTACATCATCTAATGTATCTCAAACTCAACTTGATGCAAACTTAGGTGGTTTAGTAACATTAGCTAAAGATTATGGTACAGAAGCTGGTAGTGGTGGTAGTGTAACATATTATACTGGTTCATTTGAAGCTAAAAAAGGACAGCAAGTTTACGATTTAAAAGATGTATCTAATTCAGGCGCATCTTTAGAAGTAGGTACTATAGGAGTTGATGAATTTGAAATCAAAAAGATGATGCATAACGCACCACCTGCGATGGTAAGATACTTTGACCCATTTGTAGGAACTGGTTTAGGTTCACAACAAATGATGGATACTTTTGGATGGGGTAATTACTCACCAGGTGTTTCATTTATGATGCAACCACTTTATGATGATTTATTAAGGTTACAAGCAATTGAACTTAATGATATGGTTCGTAAATCTCAATATGGATTTGATATTCAGAATAACAGAGTTAGATTATTCCCAATACCTGAAACACCATATACAGTACACTTCCATTATGTATTATTATCAGAAAGAAATAATCCAATAGTGGCTACTTCTGTAGTATCTGATTATTCTAATGTAAGATACGATAGAATTGAGTATAGTAAGATTAATCACGTTGGAAAACGATGGATTGAAAAATATACATTAGCATTAGCTAAAGAAATGTTAGGTGCAGTAAGAGCTAAGTTTAGTTCAGTACCAATTCCTAACTCAGAAATAACATTAGATGGTGCAGATTTAAGAAGCGAAGCTGCTACTGAAAAAGAAATCTTAATTACAGAATTAAGAGAGAATTTAGAAGCTACTTCTAGAAAAGCATTACTTCAAGCACAGCAAGAAGAATCAGAAGCAATGGAATCTACATTAAATAGAGTACCTAGGGCAATTTATATAGGGTAAATTATGGCATTATTCGGTGGACAAAGAGATATGGCTCTGTTTAGTAAAATAAACAAAGAGTTAATTACAGATATCATAGATACTGAAGTGTATTACTATAAGGTCATCATAGAAGATACAAAACAAAACTTATATGGTGAAGGTAAAAATAAGGTATATTACAATCCTGTAAAAATACCAACATTAGTTGATAGAACAAATGCTGAAGCTGTATTCGATGAATTTGGTTCATCTTATACTAGAAGTGTAAACTTTTACTTCCTAAGAGATATTTTAAAAGAGAAAAACATACTTCCTGCAATTGGTGATGTAATAGAATGGAATGATGAACAACATATTGTAGATGTAACATTCCAAAATCAATTCGTTGCTGGTAAAAACCCAACTACTTGGGATGGTGGTGATGAGCATGGGTATAGTGTATCTATTATATGTGAAACGCATGTAGCTAGAAGAAGTCAACTAAAATTAAAAGATGATTTTAGAGTAGGTGTTAATAAAGATAATAATGATTTACCAATAGGAATCTAAAATGGCACAACGATACAGAACACATAGAGATGATAAGATAGATTTGAAAAGAACTCAGAATTCTTTTTCAGATGACCCTATGTTAGATAAATCTAAACAGATATCTCGTAGAAACGATGATGTAAAAAATGTATCTGTTGGGATATATGATATAGATTTAGCATTTAAAAGTTTTTTAGAAACTGATGTTAAACCTATTATAGAAGAGAATGGAAAGTTTATTCCTGTTCCTGTAATGTATGCAAATGCAGAAAATTGGTCATCAGCACAGAGAGATGGGTTTCTAAAAGATAACAATGGTAAAGTACAAACACCTCTTATTTCATTTAAAAGAAACGCATTAGATGTGAATACTGAAATATCTAAACTAAAAGTTAGAACTGATTTAGATTCTTCACAAGCGTTTGTTAAAACATATTCAAAAGAAAATAGATACGATTCATTCTCACAACTTACAGACCAACAACCTGTAACAGAACATTATATAGTAGACAGACCTGATTATGTAAATTTAACATACGATGTTATAATATGGTGTGATTTTATGGAAGATTTGAATAAGTTAGTAGAGCAAATCATATACTTTCAAGGTGGTACATTTGGTGAACGATATAAATTCCAAATAAAAGGTGAATCATATTCATTTGATACAACTAATGGGGTAGGTGAAGAGAGAATAGTAAAAGCTAATGTATCTCTTACAGCCAAAGCATATATAGTGCCAGAACAGACTGGATTGAAGATAAATACTTCAAAAGCATTTGGTTCTTCAAAGGTTGTTTGGAAATTAAACCCAAAAATTTAATCTTTACAAAAATAATTTCATATTTATATACACATAAAGTATAATAATTAAATTTAAAAACAAAAGTTATGGCAGAAGTAAACACAATCAAAGAAAAAGAAGTTATCAATATCGATGAAAAAGATATTGCTAAAGTTAAAGAATTCAGAACCGAGTTTGCTGAGGTTACAGCAAGAATTGGTGAGATAGAGGTAGAACGTTTGAATGCAGTAATGATATTAGAAAATATTACAGCTGCACAATCAAATTTATCTGACAAGTTTAGGTCTTTAAGAAGTGGAGAGCGTGAAATCACCGAAGAATTTCAAAAGAAATATGGTGAAGGAGAGTTTAACATAGAAGAAGGTACTTTTACACCTATCTCATAAATATAATCGTTTTGAGTTTTTTGATGTATTTATAGATATAATAAAAACCAAAAGAAATTAATAGGAGAATAAAATGGCAGAAAGAATAGTAAGTCCTGGAGTATTTACAAGAGAAAAGGACTTGTCATTTCTACCTCAAGGGATTGGCGAAATTGGAGCAGCATTAGTAGGTTCAACATTAAAAGGACCAGCATTCGTTCCAACAACAGTATCATCATTTTCAGAGTTTCAGCAAGTATTCGGTGGATTGACTTTAGATTCATATTTACCATATACGGCTCAAACTTACTTAGAAGATGCTGGAACAGCAACAATCGTTAGAGTATTAGGAAAAGACGGGTACACTCTGGAAAACCCAATAGCATTGAAAGTATCATCATCACTTGGTGAGAAAGTAGTAGCAGTACTACACCCAACACATGAAATTGTATCAGATGTAGATGTATTTGATGATTCAGCAATTGCTGACCATTTCGGTAGTACACCAGTATCAGCATCTTTGTTTACATTAACTGTAAATGGTTCTGAAGCTGTATCAACAGATTACTCAGCATCATTAAACCCAACAAGCGATAACTATTTCACAAAATCATTTGGATTTTCTCCAAAAGGTTCTGAAGAAGCTTATGTTTTATCAAACTTTAAAAACTTCCAATCAGATGTATTTGCATTAGATGGGGAGATTCCTGTAGTAACATTGGATGTTTTAAAAGATGTAGATTACACAAAAGCTTATACTGAAGCATCTACTCCGTGGATTACTTCACAAAAAGTAGGTGGTAACACAACTAACTTAATTAAATTCCATACACTATCTCATGGTACGGCAACTAACTACGAATTTAAAATCGGTATTCAAGATGTTAAAGTAGCTGGTTCAGTTCCTGGTTCTGAGTATGGTTCATTTACTGTAGTAGTACGAAGAGTAGACCAAGATAAGATTGCTGGTTCACCATTCGTAGGTATAGTTGATTCAGATATCAGACCAAACTTAGTTGAACAATTTCAAGGTGTTAACTTAGATCCTGATTCACCAAACTTTATCGTAAGAGTAATTGGTGATAAGTATATTACTGTAGATGATGATGGTAAATTATCAACAAATGGTGATTACGCTAACAATTCAGCAAATATTAGAGTTGAAGCTTCACCAGCAGTAATGAACAAAGCAATTGATGAAACTTTAGTACCTTTCGGATTTGGAGCATTACAAAATCCATTCGGAACTAAATTCGATTTACCTGCACCAACTATGGTATCTAACCAACAAATCAATCAATCATATAATCCTAAGAAATTCTACGGATTAGATTTTGATTTCGCAGTTAACGATAATAGAAACTTCCTATCACCAACTCCTGATTCGGCAACGGCAGTAGTAGGTACGGCATTCTATTTAGGTGATTATAACCAAGAAGCTGGAGCTAACTACCCATCATCAGCATCACCAAATACTGATAAAATATCATTAGATAACGCTAAAACTACGATTAACTCTCGTAAGTTCTTAGTACCATTTCAAGGTGGATTTGATGGATTCAAACCTTCTAGAGTTGTATCTTTAGGAAACGATATTGTTTCTGGAAATACGCAAGGATGGGATTGTTCATCAAACACAGCAGCTGGTACATTAGCATATAGAAAAGCAATTAACGCTGTATCTAATCCTGATGAATTTGATATCAATATGTTAGTAATTCCTGGTCTTATCCACAGATTACATTCTTCAGTAACAACATTTGCTAAAGATATGTGTGAAGATAGACAAGATACATTCTTTATTATGGATGCATCAGCATGGGGTGATTCAATTTCAACGGCAGTTAACGCTGTTCAACCATTTGATTCAAACTATGTAGCATCTTACTACCCTTGGGTTAAGATACTGAATACTGACAAAAACAAACCTGTTTGGGTTCCGCCATCTGTAGTACTTCCGGGTGTTATAGCATTTAATGACCAAGTTGCAGCCGAATGGTTCGCACCTGCTGGTTTAAATAGAGGTGGATTAACTTCAGTAATTGAAGCTAAGACAAGATTGACTAGAGTTGAGAGAGATGCACTTTACGAAGGTAGATTGAATCCTATCGCAACATTCCCTGGTCAGGGTGTAACTGTATTTGGACAGAAAACATTACAAGCAAAACCATCGGCATTGGATAGAATCAATGTAAGAAGATTGTTAATCGCAGTGAAGAAATTCATCGCATCATCTACTCGTTACTTAGTGTTCGAAAACAACACAGCAGCTACGAGAAATAGATTCCTATCAATCGTTAATCCTTACTTAGAATCAATTCAACAAAGACAAGGTTTATACGCATTTAGAGTGAAGATGGATGAAACCAACAACACACCAGATGTAATCGATAGAAATATAATGGTGGGTGAGATATTCTTACAACCAGCAAAAACAGCAGAATTTATAGTTCTTGACTTCAACGTACTACCAACTGGAGCAGCATTTCCAGAATAGTATATAAATAATATCTTAGTTCCCCTAATATTTTTAGGGGGACTAACTATTTTTTAAAAAGAACTATATTTATATTAAAGAATTAGAAACAGAGGAAAACAAAAATGGCACAATTATTAGACCCAACAGAAGTAATGTTTACATCATTCGAACCGAAGATGTCAAACAGATTCATTATGTACATAGAAGGAATTCCAGCGTACTTAGTGAAAGCCGCCAACAGACCAGAAATAGCAAATGGTAAAGTTACCATAGACCATATTAATGTTAGAAGATATGTAAAAGGTAGAAGTGAGTGGAGTAGTTTAACTATATCATTATATGACCCGGTAGTTCCATCAGCAGCACAAGCAGCAATGGAATGGGTAAGATTACACCACGAATCAGTAACAGGCCGTGATGGTTACTCTGATTTCTACAAAAAAGATATCACATTTAACAGTTTGGGTCCTGTAGGTGATAAAGTAGAAGAGTGGACATTAAAAGGAGCATTTATTGAAACAGCAAAGTTCTCAGATATGGACTATACTGGTGAAGATATCGCAACTGTAGATTTAACACTAGCATACGATTACGCAATATTACAATACTAATTATCAAATTATACTAAGTATTACAAATTTAGAAACCCTTACTATTAATTTAGTAGGGGTTTTTTCGTTTAATTAGTTTAATTAATATTATTTGTATATTTATATAAGGTTAACCAACATTAAATAAGTTTTAAAACGAGAAACGTTATGAGCAAAGAAAAATTACAAGATGATTACAAAAACCCAGTATCCGCAGCGGATATGGTTGAGCTCGCTAAACAGCAGTATGAGCAAAAAAAGGTTTCTGATTACAAATTCCCAACAGAAATCGTAGATTTACCATCAAAAGGATTAGTTTATCCAAAAGATAACGCCCTTTCAAGTGGTAAAGTGGAAATGAAGTATATGACAGCTAAAGAAGAGGATATACTTACTACACAATCTTACATAAAAGATGGTTCAGTATTAGATAGATTGTTTCAATCATTGATTATATCAAATGGTGATGGAGCTCCTGTAAAATACATAGATATCACATTAGGTGATAAAAACGCAATTATGATTGCGGCTAGAATCTTAGGATATGGTAAAGATTATGAAGTAGAGATTGATGACCCAACACAACCAGGTACGATGCAGAAAGAAGTTATTGATTTAACTCAATTTGAATCTACAGATTATGATGGTTCAGGTCAAACAGAACTACATAAAAACGAATATGAGTTTGAATTACCACAATCTAAAAGGAAAGTAACCTTTCAAGCATTAACTGAAAGTAAGGAAAGAAAAATCAAACATCAATTAGAAGCACAAAAGAAAGCATCTAGAAAGTTGAATGATAAGACTGATAAACAACTTACTATCAGATTAAAAAATACAATAGTATCAGTAGATGGTGATACAGACCAAACTACAATCAATCACTTCGTAGAAAACGAATTATTTGCGGCCGATTCAAGGGCTCTCAGAACGCATATAAACAAAGTCGTACCAGATGTTGATTTAACTTATGAATTTATATCTGATGAGACCGGGGAAGGGAGAGATATGCTACTGCCTATGGGGCTTGGCTTTTTTTGGCCTCAATCTTAGTTATAGGAAGCATTTACACTCTCACATTTTTGATTTGATATTCCACGGAAATGGTGGATTCAACTTTACTGATGTTTACAATATGCCTGTTTGGGCAAGAAAATTCTATATAGGTAAAATTGTAGAATTTAGACAAGAAGAACAGAAAGCACATGATAAAGAAATGAAGAAAGCTAAATCAAGAAGAAGATAATATTAATACCCAATGAATTTTTTGATGATTTGTTGGGTATTTCTATATTTATATACAACTAACAAATAAGGGATACATTAACATGGCCAAAATAACCAAATCAAAACTTACAGAGATGTTGAAATCAAAGGGTCTCTCTGAAGGGTTCTTATCTAACTTTTTTAAGAAAATTAAACTTGCTAAAGCAGAAAAAGAATACCAACAACTAACAAATGACCCTAGATATCAAGAACTACTTAAAAAATATAATATTAAACCAGTAGACTGGAAATAATAGTATAGTAGCTATATGGCTAAGAAAAAAGAAAATATCCAAAAGAAGATAGCTGAAGAGAATGCAAAAAATCTCAAAGCTCTTAGAGCTGAAGAATCACTTCAGACAAACATATCTGCCATATTGTTAAAGAGAGTCCAAGGACAAAAGAAATTAAATCAAAGCCAAAAGGACTTACTCACCGACATACAAGGTGAAACTGATTTAGCAAGTAAACTTACCAAAATACAAGACGCCAAACAAGCAATATTATTAAAACAAGCAAAAACTGGCAAAGATATAGGAAAAGCTCTACTAACCCAATTAGATGATTTGGATGAAATTGTTAGACGAGAGGGAAAACGGCAAGAATCAGCAGAACACTATCAAGAACTTCTTGATGACAGAAAGAAAACTCTTCAAAACATATTAGGGATAGATGATGATATAACTGCGGCAGTAGCTAAGGGTGGTGTAGCCGCTCTTGCTATGAATAAAGCATTTGAAAATGTTGGAGCATCACTAACCGCTCATGTAGATACATTGAGAGATATGGTTACTCAACAGGGGCTAAGTGGTGGAGAAGCCGTAATACTTAAAGGTAATATCGATGCAGCATCATTTAGTTTAACTGGAATGATGTATGGTTCAGAAGCATTAGCATCATCTGCATCAGCAATCGCTGAAAAGTTTGGTAATGTAAACGCAGCAACATCAGATATGATAAAGGGTGTTACTGAAGTAGCATCACTTACAGGAGATGCAGCATCGGCAACTGATTTAGTAAGTACCTTCCAAAATGCAGGAATGGAAGCTGGTGAAGTTGGTGACCATATAAAAGAATTAGCAGAAAAGCATGGTGTAAACGCCAAAAAGATGATGGAAGGTATGGGTTCTCAGATGTCTAAGCTGAGAGGTAAAACTCAAGAACAACTGGATGTTATATTAGAAGGTAACGCAGCTTTAATTAAGCAGGGTACTAATATGGAAGAAATTCAAAACATAGCAAATAATGTTTTGGATATCGAAGGTAATATGAAAGCAGCTGCTAAAGCTAGAGTGATGTTAGGTAGAGATGTTAATGCTAACGCTGTAAGAAGTGCCGCATTATCTCTGGAATCTGCTCGTACTGATGAAGAAAGAATAGCAGCTCAAGAAAGATTATCTGCAGAAATATTAAAAGGTGTGGGTGGACAAGAAGAGTTCGCTCAAATGACTGAAAAAGAAAAAGCAGCAACCGCAGCCGCAATGGGAATGGATAAAGAACAATTATCCGTTATGATGGACAAAAAAAGAGTTCAAGACGAACTTACAGAAAAATATGGAGCCGCAGCACCAGCAATTGAGATGTTAAAAGGTGGATTCTTTTCAGCTGTTAAAGGAGCTGGTAGTTTACTTATGGAGATGGGTAAGGTTATAGCGAAAACAACTATAATGAACCTAATGATGAATGGAAAGACTGGTCTAGGTGGTATGTTCACAGGAGCAGCTAACTCAGCAAAAGATTTAGGTAGTAAAATAAAAGGTGTTTTCTCAAAAGGTGGTGGTGGGGCTAAACCTGATTTGCCAGGTTTAGATAAAACACAGGATATGGGACCTAAAGTAGATAAAGGTGGTTCTAAAAGTGGTGGTGGGTTAAAATCATTAGCCGATGGTTTAAAAGAGATGGGTGATTCTAAAGTATTCGCAGGTATAGGTGCAGTTGCATTGGCAGGACCTGCATTTATAATAGCACTTCCATCAATTCCATTCTTATTATTTATGGGATTAACTCCATTAAAACAATTAGAAACTAACTTTAGTGGATTAGCAACAGGTCTTAATAGTATGGCATCCACATTTATGGGTTCATTGGCTGTAGCCGCATTCGGAATCGCAGCAATTCCATCTATACTATCAATTCCATTCTTATTATTTATGGGATTAACACCATTAGCACAATTAGGACCTAATTTCACATCATTATCAGTAGGATTGACCGCTATGGCATCCTCATTTATGGGTTCACTCGCATTAGGAGCATTCGCATTAGCAGCTGGGTTAGCAATAGCATCTATTCCATTCTTAATCGCTATATCATTATTAGGAATACCAGCATCAGCTGGATTAGGTGCATTAGGTGTTGGATTAACTGCGTTAGGAACGGCAGCCGCTAGTGGATTACCATTCTTAGGAATCGCATTAATAGGGGCATTAGGATTGGCTATGATTCCATTCGCAATCGCATTAAATATAGCAACACCAGCAATTGAAGCATTTGGTGGTGTAATAGTTGGGGTAATGGGAGCAATCCCACCAATCATTAGTGCAATAGCAGATGGGTTCGTAACTATGATGGGTGCATTATCTTTAGAAAATATTGGAGCATTAATGTTATTAGGACCGGCATTGATGTTAGCATCAGTTGGTATGGTTGCATTTGGAATTTCAATGGCAGTTGCATCAGCAGCATCATTCTTTGGTGGTGGTATTATAGATGATATAAGTGAATTAGCTATGATAGGACCTCAATTAGAACAAGCAGGTAGTGGGTTAGCATCAATTACACAAAATTTAGGTGAAGTAAGTGGTGTAATAGCAACATTATCAGAATCATTAAGTACAATGGGTTCAGTAACAACACCATTATATGGAGTTGCAGGTGGATTAATGAGTATAGCGGGTGGTTTAGTAACTATGGCTGGTGCTGGATTGTTAGCACTACCAATATTTGCAGCAATAGGTGGTTTAGCAGCTATCGCTCCTGTATTAGATGGATTAGGTTCGTTATTTGGTGGTGGTGGTGAATCCGAATCCACATCAGATAGTGGTGGTTCTGATATGATAGATTACGAAAGATTAGCATCAGTTTTACAATCACAACCAATAGTATTATCAATAGATGGTAAGGCAGTACAAAAGATAACGGCAGTACAACGTAGACAAGGTAAAAACGCAAGGGGATTTAGCTAATGGCACTTAAAGATATGAAATCAGATTTATCAAAGTTTAGAGTTCCTAAAACAACACCTTTGGATTCTAAACCAACAGTTGAGGTTAATAAAAACTTAAACAAAACACCTCTTAGTGGGTTAGTAAAATCTGCTCCTGTAAAAGCAACGATTTCACCAACAGAAAAATCTGGAGTAAATCCTCAAAAGATAAATCAAACTGAAAAGTTTAAAGGTGAAACTACTCCTAAGCCAATGGATAACTCAGAAAAGTTTAAGGGTGAAACTACTCCTAAGCCAATGAGTTTAGAAGAACGATATTTAGGACAAACCGACCCTAAGTTGGTAAATCAAACTGAAAAGTTTAAAGGTGAAACAAATCCTAAAGAAATGGATAACTCATCTAAATTCTTAGGTGAAACAAATCCTACTGAATCTGATAAGAGCTCTAAGTTCATAGGTGAGACAACACCAAAAGAAGCAAATAATCAATCACAATTCTTAGGTGAGACAACACCAAAGGAAATGGATAACAAAACTAAATTCTTAGGTGAAACAACTCCTAAAGAGGCAAATAACCAATCAAAATTCTTAGGTGAAACTACTCCTAAAGAAGCAAATAATAAAACTCAGTTCTTAGGTGAAACTACTCCTAAAGAAGCTGATAAGAGTTCTAAGTTTTTAGGTGAGACAACACCAAAAGAAGCAAATAATAAAACTCAGTTCTTAGGAGAAACTACTCCAAAGGAATCTGATAAGAGTTCTAAGTTCTTAGGTGAAACATCACCAAAACCAATGAGTTTAGAAGAAAGATATTTAGGACAGACAACACCTAATGAATCTGATAAGAGTTCTAAATTCTTAGGAGAAACTACTCCAACCGAATCCGATAGGAGTTCTAAGTTCTTAGGAGAAACTACTCCAAAGGAATCTGATAAAAGCTCTAAGTTTTTGGGTGAAACTACTCCACTATCATCAGATAGGAGTTCTAAGTTCTTAGGTGAAACATCACCAACTCCAATGAATATTCCAAATGGTGAAAGGGGTTTAGGTGAAACAACACCAACTGATTTTTCATTTAAAAAGAAATTGGAAAGTGAAGGAAAAGATTTTAAAGAAGTAAACAATCTTTCAGATATTCACTCAACTGGATTTAATTCTAAATTTGGTGGAGTAGAGGCAACTAGATTTGTGGGTGTAAATCCTAACAATACTGTATTTGATGGGGCTAGTTCATTATTTTCTAATACATCTGATAATACCTTTACTTTAGGTAAAACTTATGGTAAATCATTCAATGATGCCGGTGGTATGAATTCAGGAGAAGAAGGATTTGGAATTGGTAAGGGGCAAGCTAAGCGTAAATCTCCATCATTCTTAGATGAGCAATATAATAAGTTTAATTTAAGAGATGATGCATTCAATTTAGGAACATCCGCATTTGCACATCCATTAATCCTAAGAGGTATTCAAAGAAAAGGATTAACCAAAGGTGAACCACAAAAGTGGGGATTTGGATTTCCTATAGATGATGGTTTAGTTAGGGGTGGTATCGTAACCGCAGTTGATAGAGCAGTTGTTGATGTAGTGCGTTTAGGTAAGTGGATGATTTCAGTAAAAGGTTTATTGTGGGGTGTAAAGAACTTAGGTTTACAAGCATCCAACCCTAATGTAGAAACCATTACTGGAAAACGATTAACGAAGGTTTGGACTCCTATAAATACAATCGCTTCAACACTTGGTGGGTTTGCAGGATTACACCCACGCAGACATGGTATATTACCATTACCAGAAGCTGCTAATCCTGAAAAATATGAAACTGTACAAAAGGTTAAAAAAGTAGCTCAAGTAGATGATATAACATTAGGTATTGCGGGTACGGGTAATAGATTAGTTGGATTATACAATGAATCATTCCTTACAATTGGTGGTACAACAACATCTTCTACTTTTAAAGGTGCACCATTTTTAAGATTGCAAGGATTGGGTGGACCAAACTCCCTTTATGGTTTAATTCCAGGTGGTAGAGTTCCACATAGAGATGAAGATACTAGATTTGATGTATTCGATGGATTCACTATTCAAAATCAATATAGTGTAGTAGGAACAGACCCTTCAACGGGGCCAACAGCAGCTCAAAATCTAAACTTTTTACCATTTGATAGAGATAAAACACCATTAGGAAAAGAAGTAAAACCATATACTGAATTTAATAAGTATCCTGATAGAGAACCAACTTCAGACCCTAACGATACTACTAATAAAAAAGCTGGTATAACTCACAATGATGAGTTTACATATGGTGAAAATAGAAGTTCAGACTTAGAAGGTAGTGATTACGAAGGTACTGATTTAGGTCTTGCATGGGAATCGTATTCAACTGAGGGTAGACCATCTGATGGGGCATTGAATAGAGGTGTTACACACACCTCAAAGGAAAATCCATTCGAAAAAGTAAAAAATACAAATGGAACATCTCATAATATAGAAGTATTAACATCATCAGAACTTATCAAAGGATATGAAACTATAGCATATGGAAATATGCCTGATAGAGTAGCTAATGATATTGAAGTAACTGATTTTAGAAGTTTGTTAACAGGTGATGAATCCAAAAGAGCTACAAAAGCTGCATACACCGATAAATCACTACAAACTAGGTTTAAATTTACAAATCCTGGTAAAGTTGGAGCAGATAGAACAGATTATACTACATCTCATGCCGCTGACCCAATTCAAACATCGGGTATAAACGCAGCAGAGCAGGATGATTTAGTTAAACTAATATTTGATAAACATGGTGGTGGTTCTAAATTACAATTCAGAGCAACTGTTACTGGTATAACAGAAACATTCTCACCATCTTGGGATGGGATGAAATATAATGGTAGAGCTGACCAGGCGTTTAAATACGGAACATTTGAAAGAAGTATGAGTTTTAACTTCAAAGTATATCCAACATCTAAAGCGGAACTAATCCCATTGTATAAAAAATTAGAAAGATTATCCACAATGACAATGCCTAACTATGGTACAAATGGATATGAGGGTATTCTGTTAGATTTTACTTTAGGTAAATTATGGGTAAACCAATTATCATTCATAGATTCGTTATCATACTCATTTTCAGATGATGTACCTTGGGATATTGATGAACAGGCATCTATGGGTATAGATGTATCAATAGGATTAAAATTATTAATGAACGAATTACCAAAATACCAATCAACTGTTTATAATTTAGATGGGATGTAAAATATGGCAAATAGATACGAAAATATAGAACTATTAAGAACCGAATTGGGTAAACGTTTTAAAAAAACCATTAGATACCCAAAGATGGAAAAAAATCAAAATGATACATACATCATTTCTATACAAGGTGATAGATTAGATAATATGGCTTATAAATATTATGAAGATTCACGATTATGGTGGATTATTGCAAGAGCTAATTATTTAGGTAAGGGTGATTTAGAAATACCAATTGGTACTCAACTAAGAATACCATATGATTATCTAGGTATTTACAAAGAATATGTTCAACTAAATAAATAAAAAAGTAAAGTTATGAGTGGATTTGACCAAGGATTTGATGGTAATGTAAAAGCAGAGTTAGATAGGCGTGGTGATGCGTTAGAATCTCATGGTAAAGCGTGGAATTATGATAAATACGCATACATCACCATAAGGTCAACAGGTAAATCAGAAACTGTTATACAATCTGTAAAAGGATTTACAATAGGTGATGGTGCATCTCACAATCAAGGACCTCACATTGGATTATACACATCGGAAGATGGTATTCGTAAATTTAAACCTCTACTAAAATCATGTAAAATAACAAATGAAGGTGGTGGTGATTATACCGATTCATATCTATATAATATAGAATTCTCTTTTACAGTATTTACAATGGCTGACTTAAATGCAGCTGAAGCATCTGTTATGAGAGTAGGTGGTGAAATTGAAGTAAATTTCGGTTGGAAAGGATACGCTAGTGGTGTTAATACTGGTACAGTAACTGCTAATGTTTTCAATTATGATTTTAGCATGAATGAAGATGGTTCATTTGATTGTAACGTAAAAGCAATGTCAGCAGCAGGATTATGGGGTGGTGATGATTTAAGTGGAACTGCAGAAACCGATGATGGCGGAGAAACGAAAGAAGGAAATTTCTTATATGATTTAGAATGTGCGTGTAGAGATGCATTTGGATTAGCTAGTGATGATGGTCCTGATTCTGTTTCCGATTTGGGTGATAACAAACTTATAATAAAGCAGGGTGCTGTAAAAGGAATGCCAATAAAAGGAACATTTGGAGCAGCTGAATTAATTGTTGAGCCAGGATTCTTTAACGATGAGGAAACTTACTTATTTTTCACTACGTTAGGTACACTTATTAGATACATAAATAAAATGGGTGATGAAGAGGGTAACAAATATAAAATATCCTCAGATGCAGAACTCAACACATGGCCTGACATTAAAGAAATAGGTTCTTCAGACCCGAAAGATTGTTTTTTACCAGGTCCTCAAGGAAGTTATGGAGACCCTTCAGATGGTAGTAACGCTGCAAACTTTGCAAAATGGGGTACAACATTAAAAGAGAATGCTACTTCTGATGATTCAACAGATTTAGATAAAATAGCGTTATCATTTGATTATTTAACCAAAACATATAAGAGTATGGCTGATTCATCTAAAAGTGTTGGTGGATTTAAAAGTCCTGTAAAAATAGCAGAATACTTAAAAGCTATATTTGCGAGAATAGATGTTTTAACGGGTGGGTTAATCACATTAGCAGCAATACCAATGAAAGCTGGACAACCATTGCAACCTGATAATCAGAAACCACCATTTGATATTAACATAGTAAATAAAAAATTAGTTAGTGATGGTTCAAAAGGATTAACCACTTATACATTCGAAACATTATCAAAAAGGTCAATAACTAAATCAGTATCATTGAGTAGTGAATTTGATTCAGATTACGTTTTGATGGCAACTAAATCCAATATAGAAAAAGGTACATCTAATGGACATTATTTAACCAAAAGTAATGGCGGCCCATTTCCAGATAATCCCGATAGTGGAAAAGTTGTAGCAGGAAAAAAGACAGGCCTCGTTGATTTAGATGGTTTATTGAAATTACGAAATGAAATTGGAGATAAAGGAGCATCCCCACAAAAATTAACAGCATATGGTGATGCGTGTAGGGGTTGGATACAAAGAGAAGCAAAGGGTAATGCGAAGTTACAAAAGGGTAGATATAGTGAGATACAATATACATTAAATCTAAGTGTTACTATAGATGGTGTTTGGGGAATTAAATTTCTATCACCAATTAAGATAGATAGATTACCAGCTGTCTTTGCAGACCCTAAAGTAATGTTTAGTGTAACGGCAGTAAATCACTCATTCGATGGACAGGGTGGATGGGATACTTCATTAGAAACTGTAATGAGGATATAATTATGGCTAACGAATTCAAACGAAAAAGAATATATTATACAAAAGCACAGATAACCACTGGATTAATAACTAAGGGTGAAGAGTGGATGTTTGTAGATACTACAGAGTACATAGGGCAATATCACAGATATACTACAGGTGAAGTATTTTCAAAAGCAACATTTGTCGATGGTATATCAAGAGTTCTGATACCATATGTAAATATCAAAGCTATTGGTTTAGAAAACTCCGATGGTGTAAATTTAGCTAAATCATTTATATATGATAATGTAAAAACTTTAGATATTAAAAAAATGATGTTACCAAACCCAGATATTGAACCTGTTACAGATGATGATATGAAGAATGGATTTATGGAACGATACTTTGGATATAGATATGATAATAATTGTATCGAACTTAATAAAAAAAAGTTTAACCAAATTGGTTCAGAAGATGGGTTATCTGATGTACTCTATCTAAAGGTAAAACTTAAATGGAAAATTGGTGGACCGGTATATGATAAAAAAGATGAAAGAGGTAACATATTAGAAGCCGGTGTATATGATACAAACAAACGAACAGTAGCACTATATTCAGAAAAATACCCATTGATAAAATATAAACTAATGGATTATTTAGAATTCTATCAACCATAACCCTATGAATCATAAAAAAGATATCAGTACACTCGTATATATTCTATTAATGGTAACGTTTTTTATCTTTGGTATTTGTTAATAACTTTAACAAAGATTTAACAATTTCTTAACATTAAAATTTGGTAAATCCAGTAAAAAGTCGTATATTAGTAGTGTAATAAGGGTTGAGAGTTTAACCCCACTAATAATTAAAAAATGACAAAAATAGAAAAGTTCGAAAAATCAATTGAGGGTGTTAAGTTCACTCCAGCTCAAAAAAAGATTGTTAATCTAATCCTCAAAGGATGGGAAATCACAGTTGTTAATAAACACCATATGAGTGGTGGACAAATGATGTGGAAAGTTCCAAATTCAGATTACTTAGAGCATGCTGGTAAAGTTTACAAAGCATTCTTCAACGTTTTCTACCAAATCAAAAAACAAAAAGGAATCGAAGTTCCTACTAACCTATTTTGTAGTTAAGATATGAGTAGTTTAGATAATATGTTTGGGGGAAACCCAATAGAAGAAATAAACACAATTTTAGATGAAATGCTAATATTCGCTAAAACGGCGGGTAAGGTTACTGAGTGTGGAGTTTGCAAAAACACAAAAGTATATTTAGAAAAAGAATGTAAGGTTTGTTTGGATAACTCAAAATAAATTCGTATATTTACATATGGTTAAATTTCTAAGTAGTGGTAATATCACAATGGATAAGGTCTACATTCACCCTATATGGGAGAGTGAGGCTATACACCCTTGTATAGATGGGTTATCTATGTTATACATATACGACATAACCAACGATACAGAGCTTGTAATCAACTTAAAAAATATAGACAACCATACAACCACATTAGATGAGTTTACCTTTAAATTCAACGAATCTTACGTTTACGATAATAAATCATTCTTAAACATTCTTCAGATAGATAACTCAGTTGATGCAGGATTAATAAAATATTTACAATCGAATTCCCAACTCAAATCTTCCCCAACACCAACACATACGTTCTACCATCGTAGATTCGGTGAGTTCAAAGGAGTTAACAATCTTATTCCAATATCTAAACATATAGAAATGGTAAGAGATGTGAGAAATGAGTTCCTTCAATATTACGATTTGGGTTGGGATTCGGATTGTGTGAAGAAATTTGAAAATTTCTATATTAAGCCGCTAAACTTAGTGGAACGAAATGGGATACATACTACAAATGGGTTAGAGTGGACTCAGTATCATCCATATACAACAACTTCTCGTCCTTCAAACAATTATGGTGGTGTAAACTACGCTGCACTTAATAAAGATGATGGTAGTAGGGATAGATTTGTTAGTAGGTTCGATGGGGGTAAATTAGTACAATTCGATTACGATGCTTATCACCCACGTATTATTGGTAAGATGGTAGGTGAACCAATTCCAATGGATGTGAGTGGACACCAAACCTTAGCAGATATGTATGGGGTTTCTTATGGTGAATCAAAAGGAATAACGTTTAGACAATTATATGGGGGAGTGCAAGAGGAATATCTACATATTCCTTTGTTCTCAAAAGTTTCACACAAAATAGATAAGATGTGGATGGAATTTAATCGTAGAGGTTATATAGAAACACCATTAGGTAGAAAACTATCAAAAGAGAACCTAAACGATATGAACGCTAACAAACTATTTAATTATATGTTACAGGCAACTGAAACAGAGTTAAATATGAAGATTTTAAGTAAAGTAATGGAGTTTTTAGAAGATAAACGCTCAAAAATGGTTTTATATACTTATGATTCATATTTATTAGATATGCATTCTGATGAATTTGATAGTTTACAGAATTTAAAGATACTTATAGAGGGGAACGGATTCCCTACAAAGATAGAACTCGGAGATAGTTATTCTAAAATGAATTCTATCGATATAGAAACAACGGATATAATATGAAAGAATTTCTTAACGAACTAGCTAGGTTATGGTGGGTTGAGGTTGGAACAAACCTTACAGACCCGTTATCAGAAGATTCCATAGCAGGTTTACGAAAAATATTAAAAGAAGAATACGATTTCGATTCAGAAGTAATCGAATACATCGTAGAATCTGCAGTTAAAACTCCTTCTAATTTTCATTTAGGTGGAAATAGAGAATCAGGAATGCAGGTTGGAACAAATGATACAGCAGTATCGGCACATTTACATAGTGATGAAGATGATGATTTAGATGGTGCTATTGATTACGATGAACCCTTAGAAGAGGAAGAAACTGATGAAAAAGAAGATTCAGAAGATGAAGAACGACCTGATGGTGGCAATGATAAAGAAAAAGCTACAACAGACATTGAACAAAACGCTCTCACTACTTACGAAAAAGAAAAGTTAAAAGAGATTGATGATAAGTTACTAAAAACTAAACTTACCAATCCAACTACAGGAAACAAAAACCAAGTTAGTACATTATTAGGTAAAAAGAAATCAGACCCTGCTGCATATAAGGTAGGTAAAAACTTTTTAGGTGATAAGGGTGTATCGGATGATGAGATTGAAAAACAATCGGATACATCTATGGATACGCCAAAACCACAATCAGCTGATGAATCATACGAATCGGCAAAACAGAAAGTAAAAGAACTATATGGTGATGATGGCAAACTACTCCAAAACTCAGAAACTTCAGATGCAGCATTAAATAATGGGTATCAAGAAGGAGCTGATTGGATAGCACCAGGAAATGCTGGTTCAAACTTTAATGAGAATATGTCTAATGAGGCATCTCTAATCATTGAAAAATATCCTGATATCAATGAATCTGAATTAGCATCTATTATCTTTGAAAAGAGTAGAAATACTAAATTAGGTAAACAACAAAAATCTACAACGGTTGAATCCCCATCTCAAAAAGATAGAGGTGAAATACCATCAGATATACCAACATCTGAAAGAGATTTATACAGAGCATCTATTATAGCAGCCCGTTCAGGTGTAACAAAATCAAAAAGAGCAACTGATGGTACTAAATTAGCACAAGAAAAAGTTGGGTTTGGTAAAGAAACGAAAACATCATCATTTGGTGGTACTACTAAAGATTTAGAAAATCTAAAAAACAAAATCGATTCAGCTGAAAAGATATATGTTACAGATGCTGGAAAAGTAATAGAAGTACCTAAAGATGTAATGCAAGAATGGGTAGCTGGTTCAGGTGGTGGTGAAAACGCATCCGATACGGCAGTTATTACTGAAGATGAAAATGGAAACCTTATCTATGATGGTTGGAGTGATAAAAAAGGATTTAATGATATTCAAGGTAATTCTACGTTGAATGATGATTACACAAAACAAACCAAAAACATCAATTCATTAGAAAAAAGTGGTAGGGTTAGTAAAGAAGATGCAGCAAAAGCAAAATCCATCGTAGATACTTCTCAAAAACGAAGTGCCGAAATTGAAAAGAACTATAATAAGGCATCTTTTCAAGAAGGTAAGTTTTTAGGAACTTATAAGGGTGAAGATAAGGCCAGATTGGTTGATGAACTTAAAAAGCAAGAAGGTGGTTATAAATCAGCTGGTACAAAAAATCACATCGCTGATGCTATGAAAAAATATGGCGTTGAATCTCACGAAGAACTATTAGATAAACTTACGGAAGAAGTGGGAAGTGGTAAATCATCAGCAAATAGATTGAAAGTTATTTCTAGGTTAGCGGTGGCTGAAAAGAAGTTCCAAAAGGATAATGGTAATGAAGTTCCTGATGGGTTAGATACTAATAAGATAATATCTAAAGCTAGAGAAGAAGCATTATCACTTCAAATAGAAACTTTTGATAAACTAAATGAGATAACGGGAAAAACATCAACTGGTAAAGAGAAGCCATTGGGTGATATTGTAGGTTTCCAAGAAACAATAGATTTCTTACACTTAGATAAAATTAAAGAAGCCGATGAGGGTGATTTTAAACAAGTTTTAAAAAGAAATACTCAGTTAGTAATGGCAGGTAAGGATGTTCCACCGGAATCAATAAAAAAATGTTTAGGTGTAGATAATCTAAAAGATGCAGAAGATAACTTTAGTGTTGTTACTGATGAAAAAATAATTAAGAATAGAGAAAAAACAGTTACTACTGGTAAAGTTGTTTACATATATGCAGTTGACCAGAAAGATGGTAGTAGAAAGTTTATTGGTGAAAAAAGATATCGTTCAAAATCAGGTATAACGGGTAAAACTTCAAATACAATACAATGGTCGCCTGATATGCAGAAATGTTTTGATAAATAACGGAGAGAATGAGTGAGAACGCAATTATTATGTACGTTTACAACAGAATCTTCGTTTGAAGATTTATTAACTAAAATATTCGATGGGCATGAATTATTCAGTAGAAAGATATTCGTACTGAAATTAGAACCATCTAATGAATTAGTGATTAGTTATAATATTATACCAAATAGGGAAAATAAATTCTTACCTAATAGCATAATGGTACACCGAAAAAAAGAATCCAATACAATTTACACAATTAACGCTTTAAACCGATTAATTAAAGAATTGAATGGTGGTACGGAAGATAAATCGTATCAAGTAGAATGGGCAAACTATCGCAACTCAATCATCCTTACAGATGGTGATGGTTACAAAACAATGAAAACAAAATTGTTCAGAATAGTTGATGTTAATTAAAAAAGTTTAATATTTATAGTATATGAAAGAATGTACCTGTAACCAATGTTTATGTGAATCAAAAGAAGAGTGTAGCTCATCTTGTGGTTCAAACAATCAATGTACTTGTTGTAAATAAACAACAAAACATTTGGTAGTGTGGAATTTATTTCGTATATTAGTAGTATATTTAATGGTTATCTATGATTAGCGTAAAGTTCGCTCTTAGTAAAGTAGATACTCGGTGGTTTTAAATCCACTATAAAAAATTAAGACCAAGTCAACGTGTGGGTTTAAATTAACGTTGAAAAATAAAAAGTAAATATAATTAGGAAGTTACAAATAAATTTCGTATATTTACATAAGTAATAATTAATAATAACTAAAAAAAGTAAAATTATGGCAATTGACTTAAATGCAATCCGAAACCGTCTGGACAGTTTACAGACGAAAACTACAAAAACTGATAATCTATGGAAGCCAAAACCTGGTAAGCAACAAGTAAGAATAGTACCTTACGTTCACAATCCATCAAATCCTTTTATCGAATTATTTTTCCACTACAACTTTGGTGGTAAGAATATTCTCTCACCTCAAACACATGGTGAAGCAGACCCATTAATGGAGTTCGCTGACCAATTGAAATCAACTGGTGATAGAAATGATTGGAATCTTTCAAAGCAATTAACACCTAAGATGAGAACTTACGTTCCTGTATTGGTTCGTGGTGAAGAATCTGAAGGAGTTAAATTTTGGGGATTTGGTAAAACTGTGTATCAAGAACTACTTGCTTTCTTCGCAGACCCAGATTATGGTGATTTAACAGACCCAACAAATGGTAGAGATATCACTGTTGAGTTTAAAACCGCAAAAGAGTTAGGTAAGAACTATCCTGAAACTTATATCAGAGTTAAACCAAACCAAACTCCAATTACAGAAGATAAAAACGTTTTAGAAACTGTAAAAGACCAAATTGAATTACCAGGTATGTTTAAGAAATATACTTATGATGATATGAAAGGTTTATTGGAAACTTGGATGGAAACTGGTCAAGTAGGGGATGATTCTAAAGAAGAAGAATCTACACCAACTAATAACTCTACTCAATCAGCACCAGCAGCAGCTGTGAGTAACTCAACCAACACAGATGTAAAAGACGCATTTGAGGATTTATTCAATAACTAAAAACATTAAGAATGGCTAAAACAAATCGTGATGAATTATCATCGCTATTAGCTGATAACCTTAATAAGAAGTTCAAAGGACAAGCAAAAGTAGCTTACTTTCTTGATGGCTCCGAACAGACACCCACCGACTTAACCGAGTGGGTGTCTACAGGAGATGATATGTTAGATTTAGCTATATCAAATCGACCTAATGGTGGATTTCCTGTTGGACGAATTGTAGAGGTTACTGGTTTAGAAGCGAGTGGCAAATCTCTGTTATCAGCACATACATTAGCAAACACTCAGAAGAAGGGTGGTTTGGCAGTGTATATTGATACAGAGAACGCAATTAACCAAGAATTCTTAGAAGCATTAGGTGTTGATACTCAGAAGTTACTTTATGTACCTTTGGAAGCAGTAGAAGATATCTTTGATGCTATGGATTCAATTATCGAATCAATTAGAAAATCCGATAATAACAAATTGGTAACAATAGTAGTTGATTCTGTTGCGGCAGCAACTACTAAAGTAGAGATGGCAGCTGATTATGACCAAGCTGGTTATGCTACTCAAAAAGCAATCATTATCTCAAAAGCAATGAGAAAGATTACAAATCTTATTGGTAGAGAGAGAATATTGGTTGTATTTACAAATCAACTTAGAGTTAGATTAGGAGTATCTTTTGGAGACCCTTACACTACATCAGGTGGGAAAGCATTAGGTTTTCACGCTAGTTGTAGATTGAGAATGAAACAAATGGGTAAACTCAATTCTAAAGTTGGGGGTGTTGAACAAACTGTTGGTATTAAGACTAGAGTACAAGTTATTAAGAACAGAATGGGACCACCACTAAGAGCAGTTGATTTTGAAATCTACTTTGATAGGGGTATTGATAGATATGGTTCGTGGTTGAATACTATGAAAACATATAAGTTGATACAGATAAGTGGAGCTTGGTATACTTGGGTTGATGAATCAACTGGAGAAGAGATTAAATTCCAAGCTAAGAACTTCACTAACATCTTAGAAGAAAGACCAGAGGTAAAGGAACAAATGTATAAACAAATCTGTGATGCATATATCTTAGGATACAAAGAAGCATCCGAAGCAGCAAACACAGACACAACAAAACTCGATGAAGGACACGAAATCTAATTACAAAGAAATGTTTAATAAGCTATCAGAAACTCCCAAAAGGAACGTTAATGATAAAGTTATGATTGTAGATGGATTGAATTTGTTCATCAGATGTTTTGGCGCAGTTCCAACTCTGAATGATGATGGAGAGCACGTCGGTGGGGTAACAGGTTGTCTGTTATCCCTCGGCGCTCTTATTCGTAAGAACAAACCAACTAGAGTGTTGGTAGTTTTTGATGGTAAGGGTGGTTCTCAACGTAGAAAAAAGATGTATAAGGGATACAAAGAAGGTAGAACAGGATTAACCAAAGTTAATAGATTGGTTGGTTACGAAGATTTAGAAGACCAAGCAGAATCTATGAAACGTAACTTTAACGCTTTAATCAAATACTTAGAGTTATTACCTGTTGATTTGTGTTATATTGATTACATCGAAGCAGATGATATTATGGCATACGCTGCCAGACATATATTTAAAAAAGAAGTTTTGATAATTTCCTCTGATAAGGATTTCTTACAATTAGTTGATGATAGAATTTCAGTATATCTACCAACTAAGAAGAAGATGATGTTCAAAGAGGATGTAAAAGAGTTATATGGAGTTCCATCAAAGAATTTAGTATATTATAGAATTTTTGATGGTGATAAATCCGATAATATTCCTGGCGTAAGGGGAATCGGACCTAAAACACTAATAAATAAATTAGATTTCCTTCAATCGGATGGATTAACATTGGATACCCTATTAGAAAAGGTATCTCAAATGGATGATGAGAAACTGAAAAACAAAATATTGGAACATACCGATACTTTGAAATTAAACTATGATTTAATGCAGTTATCAGAACCAATAATGGGTTCAGCGATTACATCAAATGTACGAAATATCATTGATACACCAATCAACGGATTAAATTCTTTTGAATTCAAAAAAGAGTTTATGGTTGATAAACTATATACTGCATTTAAGAATGTAGAAACATGGTTAGTGAACACTTGGGGTGATTTGGATAAATATTCAAAACAAACCCGAAAATAATTTGGTAGTTACAATAATAAATCGTATATTGGTACAATATGGATAAATTCGGAAACAAATTTGGTACGTCATTTCAGATAAAGATACTTTCATCTCTATTATCAGATAGGATATTCTTACAACAGATGTATGATATTCTTAAACCTGAGATGTTTGATTCAGATGCTAATGAATGGATAGTAACGAAAACATTAAATCATTTTGATACGTTTTCACAACTACCCACATTGGATGTCTTTAAAAACGAAGTAGATAAGGTTGAGAGAGATGTTCTCAAATCATCTATAGTAGATAACCTAAAGCAAGTTTGGAACGGCTTAGAATCGGATGATTTAGAGTACGTTAAAGAACAATCTTTAGAATTCTGTAAGAATCAAACCTTTAAGAACGCAATCTTAGAATCTGTAGATTTACTAAGTGATGGTAAATTCGATATAATTAAATCGAAGATTGATAACGCTATGAAAGCGGGACAGGATACTGATATCGGACATGAGTACAAAGAAAACATCATTGAAAGATACGAATCAACTGTTAGAGATGTAGTTCCTTGTGGTTGGCCTGTTATCGATGAATTAGTAGATGGTGGTTTTGGTAAAGGTGAGTTGATAATATTTGCAGCTCCACCGGGTATTGGTAAATCTTGGGCATTGGTGAATGTTGGTATGGCAGCTGCTAAAGCTGGTAAGACTGTAGTTCATTATACATTAGAACTTAACGAAGGATATGTAGGGCAGAGATACGATTCAGTATTAACTGGAATACCCGTACCTAAACTTAAATTTGAAATAGATGAAGTACGAAAGCAGGTAGAAAAACTAAGTGGTGATATCGTTGTAAAACATTGGCCTACTAAATCTGCTGGATTGAATACTATGAGAGCATCATTAGATAAATTGAAGTTGCAAGGTAAATCTCCTGATTTGATTATATGTGATTACGCTGATTTATTAAAGGGTAATAGTAGAAAAGAAAGACACGAAGAGTTAGAAGAGATTGTTGAGGGATTAAGAGGTATTGCGGGTGAATACGAAGTTCCATTATTTACAGCATCTCAGATAAATCGTAGTGGAGCAGAGCAAGATGTTATTACTGGTACTTCTATAGCTGGTTCATTCTCAAAACTGATGACTGCAGATTTTGTAGTATCATTAAGTAGGAAGATTGAGGATAAATTAGCAGGTACAGGTAGATGGCACGTAATAAAAAATAGATTTGGACCAGATGGGATGACTTTACCTTCAAAAGCTAATATGAGTACAGGTAGGATTGATATCTACAACGATGATTCCATTGATGGTAAAAAAACCCAAAAGGATATGAACACTGGGGGTGAGTTAGTGAGAAAGAATTTGTTACAAAAATATAACGAAATGAATAAAGATATTGATTTCTAATCCATATATATTATAACCCACAACAACGAAATTAAAACAATAGAAGATAAAAATATGACACAATTATTTACAGAAAGAGTACCATTCAAACCATTTGAATATCCAATTTATTACACCGAAGGGTGGTTAAAACAAGCACAAGCATTTTGGTTACATACTGAAATACCAATGCAAGGTGATTTGAAAGATTGGAACGAAAATCTGAATAAATCGGAAAAGCATTTGGTTGGAAATATCCTTTTAGGATTTGCTCAAACTGAATGTGCCGTATCCGATTATTGGACAACAATGGTAACCAAATGGTTTCCTAAACATGAAATCAAACAAATGGCGATGATGTTTGGTTCACAAGAAACAATACACGCTACAGCTTACTCCTATCTAAACGAATCATTAGGTTTAGAAGATTTTGAGGCTTTCCTACACGAACCTGCGATTGCAGAAAAATTTGAATTCCTAACCGCTACCTCTGCTGATTGGACTCACGAGGATTTACAGAAGAATCCTACGGCGAGAAAAGAAGTAGCCCGTTCATTAGCGATATTCTCAGCATTTGCAGAAGGTGTATCTTTATATAGTAGTTTTGCAGTCCTGTATTCTTTTCAGATGAGAAATCTTCTGAAAGGAATTGGGCAGCAAATGAAATGGAGTGTAAGAGATGAATCACTTCATTCTAAAATGGGATGTCAATTATTTAGAGAGATGTGTAATGAATATCCAGAACTTCATAGTGAGGTTAAAGATGATGTACATCAAGCAGCAAAGTATATGATTGAGATGGAACATAAGTTCATTGATATGATATTTGAGCAAGGTGATTTAGAAAACCTATCCTCAGATGATTTAAAAGAATTTATCTCTAAAAGAGGTAATGAGAAGTTAAAAGAATTGGGTTACGAACCTACATTTAAGTTTGATGATACTAAAGCATCTAATTTAGATTGGTTCTACCATTTAACTGGTGGAACAACACATACAGATTTCTTCGCAGTAAGACCTACGGATTACTCTAAGGCAAACGAAGGTGAAGATTTCAACGATATTTGGTAAAATAATAATAAAAAAATAAGTTATGAATGATTTTGATAAATTGATTACAAACGTAATCGGATGGGCAGATGATAAAGGTATCTTAGTAAAAGATAACGCCCCCAAACAGATGTTAAAAGTTTTGGAAGAAGTCGGTGAAACCGCCGGAGCTCTCCTTAAAAATGATAAAGCTGAGATAGTAGATGGAATCGGAGATTCTTTCGTTACATTAATTATCTTATCAATGCAATTAGGATTACATCCTTCAGAATGCTTAGAAGCAGCTTGGAATGAAATAAAAGATAGAAAAGGGAAAACTGAAAATGGAGTGTTTATAAAAGAATGAAAAACTTTGGAGCTGAATTTGATTGGGAAATAGACGTAGATTTTCCATCTTGGGCAAACACAGAAATCTACGTTAAGACAATATCAAAGGGATACTTACTAAGTGGTGAAAAACCAAAAGATGCTTATTGGAGAGTTGCAACAACAGCTGCTCGAAGATTGGGTAAACCTCAAATGGCAACAAAGTTCTTCGATTACATTTGGAAGGGTTGGTTGAACCTAGCAACACCTGTTTTATCAAATACAGGTACAGATAGAGGATTACCAATCAGTTGTTTTGGAATCGATGTAGCTGATTCAATTCAGGATATCGGTACTAAGAACTTAGAGATGATGTTACTCGCTAAACATGGTGGTGGAGTAGGTGTTGGTATTAATATGATTAGACCAGCTGGTGCAAAAATTACACAAAACGGAACATCCGATGGTGTTGTACCATTCTGTAAAATATACGATTCAACAATTCTTGCAACCAATCAAGGTTCAGTAAGAAGAGGGGCGGCATCTGTTAACCTAAACATAGAACATGAAGATTTTGATGAGTGGATTGAAATCAGAGAACCTAAAGGTGATGTAAACCGACAAGCATTAAATCTACATCAATGTGTAGTTGTTGGTGATAAGTTTATGAGAAGATTAGAAGATGGTGATTCTGAAGCTAGAAGAAAATGGGGTAAAGTACTTCAGAAACGTAAAGCAACTGGTGAACCATATGTAATGTACAAAGGTAATGTTAACAAACAGAATCCTGATATGTACAAAAACAATGGATTGAAAGTTCATATGACAAATATATGTTCTGAGATTACATTACATACAGATGAGAATCATTCATTCGTATGTTGTTTATCTTCTCTTAACCTTTCAAAATACGATGAGTGGAAAGATACAGATTTAATTTATACGGCAACTTGGTTCTTAGATGGTATTCTATCAGAGTTCTTACAAAGAGCTAAGAATATGAGAGGGTTTGAAAACTCAGTACGTTCTGCAGAAAAAGGTAGAGCATTAGGATTGGGTGTATTAGGATGGCATACATACTTACAACAAAAAGGTATTCCATTTGATTCACTTCCAGCTCAGTTTGAAACGAGAAAGATATTCTCACAATTAAAGATTGAATCTGAAAGAGCAAGTAGAGATATGGGTAGTGAGTTAGGTGAACCTTTATGGTGTAGAGATAGTGGTATGAGAAATACTCACCTAAGAGCAGTTGCTCCAACTGTATCCAATTCAAAGTTAGCAGGTAACGTATCACCAGGTATCGAACCTTGGGCGGCAAACGTATTTACGGAACAAACTTCAAAAGGTACGTTCATTAGAAAAAACAGAGAATTAGAAAAAGTACTTAGAAAAGTAGGTATCAACACTAAAGCAACTTGGGATAAGATATTAGCAGATGGTGGTTCTATACAAGATATCAAAGAATTGGATAGTTGGGTATTTTGCGATGGTAAACTAACACAATTAGATAGTGATATTGATACTACTAAGTGTGATAAGGTAAAAGATGTATTTAAAACATTCAAAGAGATTAACCAATTAGAGTTAGTTAGACAAGCTGGTGTTAGACAACAATACATCGACCAATCAGTATCGTTGAACCTAGCATTCCCATCAGAGGCAACTCCTAAGTGGATGAACACAGTTCACTTTGAAGCATGGAAGCAGGGTGTAAAAACTTTATACTACACTCGAACCGAATCAGTATTAAGGGGTGATATTGCTCAACAAGCGATGGACCCAGATTGTTTAAGTTGTGATGGGTAAATTTAAAAAAATATGTAAACGTTGTGGAAAGGAAATTCCAATATGTTTACCACTCACAGAAAGTTGTATAGATTGTTTAACTAAAAGAAGGAAAAAAGAATGAAATATTTATATTTTTCAGCACAATGGTGTGGCCCTTGTAAGAGCTTATCACCAATAATGAATGAAGTATCATCTCATGTTGAAGTAGAAAAAATTGATGTAGATTTAGATTATGAAAAAGCACAAAAATATGGAGTTAGGAATATCCCAACTGTAATATTAGTAGATGGTGTTACAGAAGTTAAACGGTTCATTGGTGTTCAGCCAAAACAAAATTACATTAATGCAGTAAAATAAATTTGGATAATTGAAAAAAAAGTTGTATATTAGTAATAAGTTACGAAAACGTAAGCGTATGGCATTAAGAGGGGAATCACACCCAGCACATAAATTAACTGAAAAACAAGTTAAGAGTATCCGAAACCTATGGAAAGTGGGACACAGAAATGTTAGAGTATTAGCTCAAAACAATGGTGTATCTCCTGCTAACATCCGTAGAATTGTTAGGAACGAAACTTGGGTACATCTTTTAGTTGGAGAATTTGATAAATATCAGTAATGAAAGAAGAGGGAAAGAATTATTGTGATGTATCAAAACTAACAGTAAGGAAGATTTCCAAATCCGTAGCTAAAGATATAATTGTAAAAAATCATTATTCACATCTATGGACTAAGGTATCTTACGCTATAGGTTTGTATATAGAAGATGATTCACATCAATTCTTCAATTCATCAGATAAGTTAATAGGTGTTGCGTGTTATGGTGACCCGATTGGTAGATTAAGTGGGCAATCAATCACACCTTTATTAGATAGAACGGAAGTTTTAGAATTAGTAAGGGTATTTGTATTTGATGATTATGGTTCTAACATAGAGAGTTGGTTCTTAGGACAAACATTCCAATGGTTAAGAACAAATGTACCACAAATAAAAGGATTGATATCTTACTCAGACCCAAAAGAGGGTCATAACGGAACTATCTACCAAGCAACTAATTGGCTGTATCAGGGTGATAAGTTAAGATTCAACGATAGTTGGAGTTTTAAGTTTAGTGAAGATGGTGAGTGGCAGCATGGTAGAACGATATTTCCATATTATGGAACTAACAATCCTACTAAGATACAAGAACAGATTGATAAACCATTTTGGATTCGTAAAGAACCCCGTAAACATAGATACGTTTACATTCTTTCGAAGGGTGGTGAAAGAAGGAAGTTACTGAAAAGTTTAAAACATCCTATCTTAGAATATCCAAAAAGTGAAAACGAAATAGAATTAGAAATTAGAAAATTAGAACCAATTGAAAGAAGAGGGTAAACATTATTGTGATTCCACTAAAGTTAGTGTAGCACCAATAGCTAAATCAATAGCAAAAGATATAATCGTTAAGAAACATTATACTCACGCATGGACATCTTGTCGATACGCATTGGGTGTATATTATCAAACTGATGAAGTTGATATGTTTGGTAATTCTCAGAAACTAATTGGTGTAGCAATCTACGGATTCCCAGTCGGAGCAAAAGCACCCACATCAGTATGTGATGGATTAACAAAAGATAATATATTAGAATTAACTCGTTTATACTTAGATGATGGTTATGGTTCTAATATAGAAAGTTGTGCGTTGGGTAAAACATTCCAATGGATAAAAGATAACGATAAAAACATTAAAGTTCTATTATCATACGCTGATAATGGACAAGGACACGTTGGTGGTATCTATAAAGCAACCAATTGGATATATCAGGGGTTATCAACGGATATAGCACTTATGCCTAATTGGGGTATATCACTATCTAAAGACCCGTATGGGTGGATTCATAGTAGAAGTGTTTATAACCTTTGGGGTAGTGGTAACTTAGAACATCTTCGTAGAGAGATAGGTAAAGATGGTTACACCGAATTTTGGAGAAGAGAAGAACCACCTAAACATAGGTACATTCAGATACTTGCTACCAATAAAAAAGAAAAGAAGGATTTACATAAAAGATTAAAACATCCAACTAAACCTTATCCTAAAACGGCATCTGATTATAATACAGATATTATACATCATACAACATATGCACCAGAAGAATCTAATGATATCAATTTTTGGTAATTGTTAATAACTTTCTAAAAAAAGTGCAAAAAAGTTTGGTGAATACAATAAATTGTTGTATATTTACATAGTAAAAGAGTTGATATCACTCTATAACGATATCAGAATTATAACTATGGGGTACAGGTATCACCCCAATAACGATACCAAAACTTAAAACAAATAACAATGGCATTTAAAAAATCAATCGATGCATCAGTTGGCGCAATGAAACTAAACCAACTTAGAAAATTATTTCCCTACATTCACGTAGACACAAACACATTACAAAGGTTATTAGATGAATGGCCAGACCAAGTAAAAGCCGAACATATGAGGGCTGTATTTGAAGGACATTCCAATATTTACACAATTGTTCTAATTAGTATAGATGGTTGTTTAAATTATTGTAATAGTATTATAAATGAATATGAAAAAGATGATACTGAATATTCAGCAGTAGCTGAAACTATTGAGTACTTATCGAAGTTGAAATCAACAGGTAAACGTTACCTAAACATAGATGGTCAGCATAGAGTAAAAACTTATGAAGATTTTCTAAAATCTAAATTTACAATAGAAGCTTCGGTATTTGATTATGTTGATAATGGTGATGGTGCACCAATAGCTTTTCAACTAAAGGGTGTTAAGTTCAAAGATATGCCTGAGCAGACCCAACAAACTATATTGGATACACCACTTACATTGGTTATGATAAATAAAGCTACCTTACAGGATATGGTGGATGTAACTATTTACACTAACATTGGAGAACCTTGGAACAATCACGAACGAAGAATAATTATCCCATCTAAGTTTAATAGATTTCTGATTAATTATATGAATGATAATCCCTTAATGGAAGCGATGTTCAATAACACAAAAAACCTAGCAGGTAAATATTCTATTGTAAAGAAGGGTGATGCCTTAATGGTGGCTGAATGGGTTGGGTATCATTATAATAGTTTAAAAGGTGAAATATATAAATGGCCAGATGATATTCAATTAAATACACAATCATCGGTTATTGGATTAGATGGGCATTCTACTTCTAAACTAAATAAATCAACATCACTTATTTCTAAATTGGTAGAGATTGTAAACACAGCAAGTTCTGTAAAGTTTGAAAGAACTCTTTTGGATAATTTATTTATACTACTTACGGCATTAGATTCATCATCACATCCACTAAATTCATTTCAGAAGAAAGTTAAGATTTCAAGTCCATCTAAATTTTTAGATTGGTTCTTAAAAATGGAATCAACACTTAGAGAACGTGATTTTTATATGAAGGATAAGGATGGTAATATCTATATTGATGACTTTGGTAATAAATCTACGAATTCGGAATCATTCAAAAGAAAGTGTGGAGCTAAGAAAGTTGATGATATTGAGAAGAGAAGTACTTTAATGATTCAGGAATTTAATAATGATTACAATGACTTATTTGCATCTGGTGTTGTATCTTTGGTAGACACAAACAATTTCACCAAAGCCGATAAATTAGAAGTAGCCATTGAAAATGACTTTAAAGATGCTAGTGGTAACGAATTTACTTTTGAAGAACTTATGGGTTCTAATTCTATAATAGAAGGAGACCACCAAGAAGCTAGAGATGGTGGTAATTCTACATCTAAAGAAAACCTAACTCTTAGAACTAAGAGAGCAAATATTAGAAAATCTAACAAAAAAATGATAAGTATATGAAAGTATTAGTAATACCAAATTATACTAACTTTGGACAAGTAAAGGACATCAATAGGGATTCATTCCTATTGGTGTTCAAATCGTTCTTAGATAATACCAAAATAGGAAAAGAATGGGAATGGATTTTACCATATCCTGGCGGACACCATAACCATCCGGGTATTATCAACCAGTTCGATTACCCAAATGTTAGTTTACGAAAGATGGATACAATAGAACCATTCCCACCTAAAATGAGGGTGGATTATCCATATAGGTTTTTTGATAAACTTATAGAAAAAGAAGAATCAAATTTCAATCTTATTTGGAGTCATCTTCCTGAGTGGACAAACAATTATGTAATCACTAGGATATATAATAAGAATCAACCGATTATTGGTTATTGCCATTGGAGTGAAATACCTGATAATGGAGCAAGAACTGATAACTCATTTTGGAATAATCTCAGAGGTATATTACAGATGAAAGTTTGTGGTGTAAATTCAAACTATCAGAAAGGTGTTATCCTTAAAAACGCAGCTAAAGATTTTAAACCACATATCGTTGAGAAGTTGGATAAGATTATTCAACCTTGGTATTTAGGGTGTGATTCAGCTACTCCATCAAATGGGTATGATGAGAAAACTATCGTATTCAATCATAGAGAAGGTGTTTATACTGGTTCTAAATGGTTCTTTGAAACTATGGATGAATTATGGAAAGAGCGACAAGATTTTAAAGTTTACATTACTCTAAAAGAAATGGATAAACCATATACAAAATACATTGGACACGCTGATAGGGATGTATATCTTAATCAGTTAGCAAAATCACATTTTGGTGTTGGGTGTTTCGAAGGTTATTCAGCATGGAGTATGAGTGCTACTGATGGGTTGAGTAGAGGTGTACCATATCTACTTCCAGATGGGTATTGTTATCCTGAAATGGTAGGTGATGATTATCCGTTATTATATAATGGTAGAACAGAATTCAAAGAAAAAGTAATTAAACTATTAGATGGGGATATAAAAAGACCCGATGTAACAGGTATTGCAGAATCACTATTATGGGAGAGTCAACTTAAAAAGTGGGATATCGAAAATAATTTCGTGAAAAACGTTAGGATATTTGAAGAATAATTCGTATATTGTGGTAACATTCAGTTTTAAAGGTAAAGAGTATCAAATAGTACCAGAGGAATCTAAGGTACTAACCGAACCTGTAAGACCTGCTGAAAGTTTACTTAGAGATTTTGAATATTGTAAAGAGGTTGGTGATTACCAAACAATAAAGAATAGAATAACAAACGGACTCCATTGGGGTTGGATTAAAGAACTTAAATAATAGTTAATGTATCAAAACGTATATTATGAAAAAGAAGGTGGTATCATCCATTGTTGGGATGATAGAAAGGGATATTTCACATCCAAATACAGAAATTACGCATATGTAAAAGATGGTAATGGTTCATATGAATCAATACATGGTGAGAGGTTAAAGAAGATTAACTTTTGGAAGAAAGAGGATAATCTACAACTATTTGAATCAGATGTAAATGAAATGACTAGATTCCTAATAGATAACTATGGGGATTCGGATGAGGTATCAGATGGGCATGTTACGTTAACTTTTGATATTGAGGTTGAAATGAACTCAGGTCTTCCTGATGTTATGGAAGCAGAGAACACAATGACTTCAGTAGCATTCCATGATTCAGCAACGAATGATTATCACGTATATGTTCTGAGTGAGGGTGAAGAGATTAACAAAACTATCAAAGGAGCTAAAGTACGTTCATTCCGTAGTGAGGCTGATATGTTAGTAGCTTTTGTAAATGTTTGGGAAGAGATTTCACCAACTATTATAACTGGGTGGAATATTGATTTCTTTGATGTTACATATCTTTACAATAGATTAAAAAGAGTATTAGGTACTAAGCAAGCAAACAGATTATCACCAATCGGTAAAGTTCATTGGAACAAATATCGTAAGAGATATCTAATCGCTGGAGTATCTGCATTGGATTACATCGCATTATTTAAGAACTTTAATTATACTGAATATCCAAATTATAGATTAGATACTATTGCTCGTATGACATTGGGTAGAGGTAAGATTGAGTATGAAGGAAACTTAGACCAATTGTTCAGAGATGATATTGAGAAGTTTTGTGAGTATAACTTAGTTGATGTTGAGTTAGTAGTGGATATGGATAAGAAACTACAATTTATTGATTTAGCTAGAGCAATCTGTCACGCAGGTCATGTGTTCTATGAGGATTTCTTATTTTCATCAAAGTATTTAGAAGGTGCAATACTTACATTCCTTAGAAGGGGTGGTAGAGTCGCTCCTAATAAACCACAACGTAAATTTAAAAACGATGATGGTTCAGAGGGTGAGGGTAAGTTCGTAGGAGCATATGTGAAACAACCAAAGCCAGGTCTTTACAAATGGGTTTATGATTTGGATTTAACATCACTATATCCTTCAATCATTATGAGTATCAATATCTCACCTGAAACTAAGATTGGTAAAGTAGAAGGATACACTGCTGAATCACATATGAAATCACAAATGGAATCTTATGTAATAGAGGATGATAAAGGAAAACGATACCCACCAATGGATAAGGTTAAGTTTGAAGATTTCACTAAGAAGATGGATTTATCGATAGCATCGAATGGTGTATTATATACGCAAGATAAGGTTGGTATTATTCCTGAAATTCTTAATGTATGGTTTGACCAGAGGGTAGAGTACAAAGACCAAATGAAAAAGTTTGGACAAGCTGGTAATGATGAAAAGTATAAATTCTTTGCTCAACGGCAGTTAGTACAAAAGATTATGTTGAATTCCCTTTATGGAGTATTGGGATTACCATCATTCAGATTCTATGATGTTGATAACGCAGAAGCAGTTACACTTACAGGTCAGACTGTAATTAAAACAACTGAGATGATTGCTAATCAATATTATAGTAAAACCATTGGAGAAGAAAAGGATTATAACATCTATGTTGATACTGATTCAGTATTCTATGAAGCAGCACCATTAGTAAAAGCTCGTAATCCTAATATTGATGTTACATCAGATGAACAAATGATTCCAGCAATTTTGGAAGTAGCACAAGAAGTAGAATCTCATATCAATAAAGTATATGATTCTATGGCATTAAAAATGTTCAATATTAATTCACATCGATTTGATATTAAGCAAGAAACTATTGCTAAGGGTGGGTTTTGGGTATCAAAGAAACGATACGCTCAATGGATTATCAACGATAACACTGTAGATTGTGATAAGTTAGATGTAAAAGGATTGGATGTAAAACGTTCATCATTCCCAACTTACTTCAAAGAAGTGATGAGTACTGTATTGATGGATATTCTGAAAGATGAGAATAAAGATAAGATTGATGAATATATTTTGAGAAAGAAAGATGAGATGAAAACTACAAACTTCATTGATATCGCAAAGAACTCAGCAGTAAAACATATGAGTAAGTACACATTTAAGAATCAAGCATTGGGAGAGTTTATGAAAGGAACACCAGCGCATGTTAAAGCAGCACTTACTTACAATCAACTATTAAAATATTTCAAAGCAGCTTACAAATATGAACCAATGAAAGATGGTGATAAGATTAAGTGGGTGTATTTGAAACCTAATCCATTAGGATTAGAATCCGTTGGGTTAACGGGATATAACGACCCGAAAGAGATTTTGGATTTGGTAGAACAGCATATAGATTATGAACTAATTTGGACAAAAGAATTAGAAAATAAGTTAGATGATTTCTATATAGCTATGAAATGGGAAAAGCCAAATCCGAATTTAGCGTTGGCATCACAATTTTTTGGGTTTTAATTAGGATATTCCAAAAAGTTTTTGTATATTAGTAACAATAATAATTAATAAAAGTAAATTTATGAAGAAAGCAAGTCTTGAACAGTTCATTAACCGATATAATCTTGGTGGTGAAGTAGAATCGGTGAAGATTACATCATCTGATTCAGAAATGAAGGTAAGTTTTATCTCAGATGATAAAACATTACTTGGGGAAGTAACTTCGAAAGAAGGGGAATTTCCAAATGGTGAGTTTGGTGTTTATACAACATCACAACTTAAAGCACTATTGGGTGTATTAGAATCATCAATGGATGTTGATTCAACAGAAAGTTATATTAAGTTTTCTGATAAGGGAACATCTGTAAATTATATGTTAGCAGATTTATCTGTTATTCCTGTAGTGCCAGATTTAAAAGCAGTTCCACCAATGAATGTACAAATCACATTAGATGATGATTTTACATCTAAGTTTATCAAATCAAAAGGTGCACTTAGTGAATCTGATACATTCACATTTGAGTGTAAAGGTGGTAAAGGAGAGATTATCTTAGGATACTCATCAATCAACACAAATAGAATTTCTATGAAAGTAGAATGTAAATGTGATGGAGATGTTTCACCTATTTCATTCTCAGCTAAATATCTAAAAGAGATTCTAAATGCTAATAGAGGTTCTAAAGCAGCATCTCTACAGATTTCATCACAGGGATTAGCAAACATCCAATTTGAGAAAGATAATTTAACATCTAAGTATTACTTAGTAGAGATAAAGTAAGTATATGAATTTTTGGGACACAGAACCGGCTAAGCCAGTATTTGATTACGATATTCAGAGAAGAGAATTAATCGAAAATATGGATTACCTTGCATCAATGACTGTTGAGGAACAAACCCTTTACAAAAAGTGGGTTGAGTTGCAAGAACCTAATATGATTAGAGATAAATCTTTGATATCTGAATTGTATGATACACAGTGGATGCCGAAGGATATTAATAATTTGGAACAAACTATCAAAGAGATTGAAGAGTTAGAACCTTATGTTGAAATCTTAGATGACCCCAAAGAATCTACTAAGTGGACTTATGTTAGAAAGATGATTCATACTATGGGATTTACCGCTAATCCTGGTCGTAACGTTAAGATTAATGTTAAGGATAGGAAGAGTGGTAAACTCTTAGGACAGATTTCATTAGCATCCGATGTAACATCTATGGCAGTTAGAGATAACTATATTGGGTGGAGTAAGGATAATAAGTTTAAAGATGGAAAACTGAATCATACTACAATAGCATCTACAATTGTATGTACTCAACCATTAGGGTATAATTTTTTAGGTGGGAAGTTGGTTGCTATGATGACTACTGTTCCTGAAATTAGAAACCTTTGGAAAGAAAAGTATGGACAAACTCTAATCGCAGTTGGTACAACATCGTTATATGGAATACATTCTCAGTACAATGGTATTCCACATTTCAAAACACTCGGAGAATCCGCTGGTAAAATATCTTTGAAACCTGATGATAAGTTCTATGAACCTTGGCATCAATGGATTAAAGAAAACAGAGCAGAGTGGTACGAAACTGCGATTACGAATGAAAGAATCCGTAATGGTAAGAGTATGGGTGTAGCAAGTGGGCCTGTGAGTGGTATCAAACAAAAGATTCTTGGACAGATATTCAAAGAATGTGGTATCAAACAATCAGAGTATCATCATGGTTTTAAAAGAGGTGTATATCTCGCTATGATGTATGAGAATGGACCTGAGTATCTTCGTAAGGAGATTGAAGAGGATGAGTTGGTGATGAAAAAGAAGTTTACTGAAGGTGTTGATTACATCAATCGATGGTGGAAGAAGAAAGCTATCAAACGATACACTAAACTACATTCAGAAGGTAGATTAAAACCAGAGCACTTATTTTACATCGATGCTATTGGTATGAATTGGGAACAAATGAAAGCTAAATATTTAAAAGAAGTCGGAAGATAATGAATAATAATACAGAAAATACATTGTGGGTTGAGAAGTACAGACCCGATACATTAGAAGGGTATGTTGGTAATGAACATATCTTACAGAAAGTAAAAATCTATATAGAGAATGAGGATGTACCTCATCTACTCTTATATGGACAAGCTGGTACGGGTAAAACCACATTGGCTAAAATCATTACAAACCAAATTGATTGTGATGTTATGTACATTAACGCATCTGATGAAAACTCAGTAGATGCAGTTAGGGATAAGATTAGAGGGTTCGCATCTTCTATGGGATTCCGTAAGTGGAAAGTGGTTATATTAGATGAATCTGATTACTTAACACCAAATGCACAGGCAGCACTTCGTAATCTGATGGAAACATTCTCAAAAACTACTAGGTTTATTTTGACTTGTAACTATGTAGAGAAAGTAATTGACCCAATTCAGAGTAGATGTCAAACATTTGGAATTACACCACCATCTAAGAAAGAGGTGGCTATGAGATTAAAGGATATCTTAGATGCTGAAGAAGTTAAATACGAAATGAGTGATTTAGCAATCTTAGTAAATAGTGGATATCCTGATATTCGTAGAGTTCTAAATGCAGGACAACGACAGGTTATTAAGGGTGAACTAATGATTGATAAAGCATCAACGATTCAAGCAAACTATATGGATGAAGTATTAACACTACTTAAATCCGATGGGGGTGTAAAGGATATCTTTACATCTGTTAGAAAAGTGATAGCTGATTCAAAGGTTAAAGATTTTACACCATTTTACAGATTTATGTATGATAATGTAGATGATTACGCAAATGGTAAAGTGGGTAATACAATACTGAAGATTGCAGATGGACAGTATAAAGATGCATCTGTAGTAGATAAAGAGATTAATATTATGGCAATGATGCTAGAAATAATAATCGATATAAAACAATAATTAATTTAAAAAAGGAAAACGTTATGGCAACATCACAACAATTATTCGAACAGATAAAAGATTTATTTGTAGAATTTGAAACAGAACACAATGGTACAACTAAAGCTGCTAAAGGTAGAGCAAGAAAAGCTATTGGAGAAATCAAAAAGTTAGTAACTGATTACAGAAAAGTATCTGTAGAAGAAAGTAAGTAAGATATGGGAAAAGGTAAAGGAAAAGTAATCGGTATGGGTGGTTCTAAACAAGGACCACCACAAGCCCAAATGAAATTAGACCCAACAAAACTCCCAACAGTAACTTGTGAGAATTGTGATTCTATCTTTTGGGAAGAAGTAACAATGTTTAAAGAAGTTCCAGCGGTACAATCACCAAACGGACAGAAATCAATGTTACCTATTCCTGTAGTTAGATGTGCAGAGTGTGGGCATGTATCGGAGAAGTTTTTACCTAAAGAATTACTACCTTAATGGAGAAGAAATCAGAAAATACTGTGAAAGCTAAGACTATCTTTCAACATCTGAGTGGTATAAAGGAGAAGAAAGAATCTTGGGCATCTCTATCGGATATGGACAAGAAATCTTTCTCACCTTTTATCATTAATAGATGGTTGAGTATGAATTTAGATTTGTTACCTATTGTAAATATATTACAAAAGTACACAATCGGATTCTTATCAGCTAGAGATGTTTATAAAGTATATTTAGATTTCTTACCAAAACAGAAAACGTTTGATAAGTACATCAAAGGTAGTAAATCGAGTAAGTATAACAAAGATGTATTGGAGTATCTATCAAAGTGGTATGGTGTATCTCAAAGAGAGGTGACTGATTATTTAGAGATATTATCTAAAGATGATGTTATCAGCATACTAACTAAGTATGGGTTAACCGATAAAGAAGCTAAAAAATTATTAAAATAACATGGGAATACAATTAAAAATACCGTTTGATGATGTAGATTATAATTCAAACGAAGATTTTGGATATTGGAATTATAGAATAATCAAAAGAGAACTACCAAATGGTGAAGTAACATATGGAATATATGAAGTTCACTATGACATGGAAGGTAATTTCAGAGCACATACTGAGAACCCAATGTGTGTTATCGGTGAAAGCATTGAAGATTTGAAATATGATATTGAAAACCTTAAAGAATCCTTATCCAAAGATATACTAACATACCAAAACTAATAAATGGCAGAAATATTAAAAGAAGCAAAAACAAAAGTAATTCACAGAGGTGAACGTACTATAAAAGAAACTAAAGAAGAAGATGCAATTCAGTATTGTGAAAGATTGTATCCTGAAACTACAAAGGAGTTCCAAAAGATATTAGATGAAATGTATGAAACGTTTTGTAAGAAGCAGCGTAACTACGGACCAGGTAACATCTCAGTTGGAACAAACTTAGAATCAGATGAGGATATAAAATTATCTTTAGTGGGGTTATGGTTTAGAATGAACGATAAAATTCAGAGATTAAAACAATTAGTTGTTTTAGGTCAACCTGATGAAGTAGGTGAAAACATCCAAGATACTTATGAAGATTTAAGTGTTTATGGAGTGATTGCACAAATCGTTCAAAGAAAAAAGTGGGCTAAATAATGTCAACTTATCGGCCGCTACCACCACAATTAACAATATCACAATCTGGAATAGAAGGTTTGGGTTTATTCGCAGTAGAAGATATCAAATCGGATACTGATTTAGGATTAACACATATAGTTGATGAAACAAAGCTAAATGGGTTCATTAGAACACCATTAGGTGGGTTTATCAATCATAGTGAAACTCCCAATCTACAAATACTCAAACAATCAAATGGTAATTACCATATAGGAACATTATCTGATATCAAAATAGGTGATGAGTTAACTTTAAAGTATAATTTATATACTCCAAAAGCTTAACAATTGTTAATAACTTAACAATTATTTAATATTAAAATTTGGTAAATCCAGTAAAAAGTCGTATATTAGTACTGTAATAAGAAATGATATAACTCTATGAAAGAATCAAAAATAAGTAACGTATTTACCTTTGGGGTAAAAGAACCTAACGATGGTGATGTTAAGGTATCGTACTCCCAATATACAATGTATGCGAATTGCCCACATCAATGGAAGTTGAATTATATGGATGGTAATCGTTCATTTGACCCATCAATCCATTTGGTATTTGGTACTGCTATGCACGAAACTCTACAGAGTTGGTTGGATACGTTATACAATGATTCAATAGATGAGGCATCTAAAATCGATTTAGGTAAGATGTTATACGAATGTATGTTAGTAGAATACAAAAAGATGAGAGAACAGACTGGAGTAGAATTCAGTAACCCATCTCAGATGGAAGAGTTCTTAGAAGATGGTATAGCTATACTTAATGAAGTTACTAAGAATAGGGTTGATTACTTCAATACTCGTCATATGAATTTAGTGGCTATTGAATTACCAATATACTCCAAAGCATTAGATTCTCACAACGTGTATATGAGAGGATTCTTAGATTTAGTATTCGAAGATACATACGAAAACAAACTACAGATTTGGGATATCAAAACATCTACCAATGGTTGGAACAAGTGGATGAAAGCTGATAAAACTAAAACAGCACAATTAGTGTTGTATAAGAAGTTCTTATCAGAACAATTTGGTTATCCATTAGATAGGATTAGTACAAAGTATTTTATTGTAAAACGTAAGTTAATGGAAGGTATGATGTTCGCTCAGAAGAGAGTTCAAACATTCGAACCAGCGAATGGTAAACCAACATTAAATAAGATTACTAAGAGTTTCGAAGATTTCGTTAGAAACTCATTCAATGAAGATGGTTCATACAGAACCGAATCAGAGTATCCTGCTATGGCTGGTAAGAACAATAAGAATTGTAAGTGGTGTCCATTCAAAAATGATTTTGATAGTTGTCCCAAAGAAAATAGACATAAGGTATGAGAAATTTAATTTTATTATTAATACCCATTTCATTAGGAGTGGGTGGTAAAGAAGTACACATAAAACCGATTGAAAACTTAGAACCTATAGAGTTAGAAGTTATATTGGTAGAACCTAAATTTGTAAAACCAACATATACCTTAGATGTTGAACCATTGATTCAAGCGATGATTATGGTTGAAAGTAGAGGTAATGATTCAGCATATCATAAAGGAGAGAAGGCAGCTGGATGTTTACAGATAAGACCTATAATGGTTAGAGAAGTAAATCGTATATTAAAGATTCAGAAATCTGAGTTAGAATATACGTTAGAAGATAGATGGAGTAGAGAAAAGTCAATAGAGATGTTTCACATCGTAAATAGTTATCACAATAAAAATAGTACATATGAAGAAATCGCAAGAGCTTGGAATGGTGGTCCGAACTGGGCTGAAAAGAGTCTTACAAAAAGATATTGGAAACGGGTACAAAAGCAACTTAAAAAACAACAAAAAGATGAACGTAGCAATACTGAGCTCACCGAAGTATGATAACGTTAGAAAGTTAAGAGAGTTTCTTTTTACAATTAAACAAAAAATGGGAACTGATGTTAACATCATAACTAGAGGTAACAAAGATGGTGGTGAAAAATATATAAGAAAATACGCAATAGAGTTTGGATTTAGATATACAGAATACAATCCAGCATCAACTGTTAGAAACTTATATAGTGGTATGAGTGATGATTATTATTCAAAACCATATCACCCAACACAAAATTTACATCAATACGATTGTGTTGTTAAACATGCAGATAAGTTCTTTTACTTTGGTGGTATAAAACCATCAGAACAAAAGCACTTTGAAAAGTTATTAAACAGATTTAACAAAAAAGTGAATTATATAAATTAATTATAATATTTATACTAAAGAAGAAATATAGTTATGGCAAAAAATAAAAAGAAACCTCTCATACTTTTGTTATCAGATGATATGAGATTACATAGTGGTATAGCCACAATGTCTAAGGAGATTGTACTTAATACATCCCACAAATATGATTTTATACAAGTCGGAGCAGCTGTTAAACACCCTGATGAGGGTAAGTTTTTCGATGTATCAGATTCAGTAAATCAAGAAGCTGGTATTGATAATGCAAATGTTAAAATAATTCCTCAAAGTGGATATGGAAACCAACAATTAATCAGAAATTTAATCTCTACTGAAAACGTAGATGCAATCCTACACTTTACAGACCCACGTTTTTGGGATTGGTTGTATGCTATGGAAGATGAGATTCGTAAACACATCCCTATTATGTATTATAACATTTGGGATGATTTACCAGACCCACAATGGAACGCACCATTTTATGGAAGTTGTGATTTACTATTAGGTATATCTAAACAAACCTATGGTATCAATAAAAGGGTAATGGATAAGTTTGATATGCCTATGGAAGATTGGCAAATCCAATATGTACCACATGGAGTTTCTGATAAGTTCAAACCTTTAGGTGAAACTGAAGAAGTATTGAAGATGAAAGAATCTTTAGGAATTGCTGATAAAACGTTTATACTATTTTGGAACAACCGAAATATTCGTAGGAAGAATCCAGGTGATGTGGTACTTGCCTACAAAGAGTTTTGTGATGGGTTATCAAAAGAAGAAGCTAAAGATGTAGTTTTACTGATGCATACAAATCCAGTTGATTCAAATGGTACTGATTTGCCAGAGGTAATTAAAAATATGTGTCCTGATTACGATGTATTATTTACAGGAAAAACCTTCAATACAGATGAGTTAAACCTTATATATAATGTAGTTGATGTTACAATTAATATGGCATCTAACGAAGGGTTTGGATTAACAACATGTGAATCTGTAAATGCTGGAACACCTATAATTGTAAACGTAACTGGTGGGATGCAAGACCAATGTAACTTTACTATTGATGGTAAGTACATTACACCCGAACAATATGTAGAAATAGGTTCACTATCCAATAGGAAAGAATTACCACATAATTTAAGTTGGGGTAGTTGGGTAAATCCAATATGGCCAACTAATCGTTCACTACAAGGTTCTCCAGCAACACCATACATATTTGATGACAGATGTTCTTTTGAAGATGCAGCTAAATCAATTAGACAGTGGTATGATACAGAACCACAACGTAGAAAAGAATGTGGAATGGAAGGTTCAGAGTGGATGAAAGGAAATGAAAGTAATATGACATCTAAGCGTATGGGTAATAGATTTATCGAATGTATTGATAGTTGTTTTAATAATTGGAAACCAAAAAATGAGTTAGTATTATGGAAGATATAAAAAAGTTTTGTGTAGTTAGTTGCCCAATATCCACTAGGAGTGGTTATGGCGCTAGAAGTAGAGATTTCGTTAGAGCGTTAATTGAAGCTAGGCCTGATTGGGATGTAAAAATACTATCTCAACGTTGGGGGAATACTCCAATGGATGCGTTAGTAGTTGGAGTTGATGATGATTTACTAAGTAGAATTGTTGTAGAAAAAACTGAAACAAAACCAAACGTTTGGATTCAGATTACAGTTCCGAATGAATTTCAACCTGTAGGTGATTATAACATTGGTGTAACTGCTGGTGTTGAAACTACTATTATGCCTCCTGAGTGTTTAGAGGGTATGAATCGTATGGATAAGGTTTTAATCTCATCCGAATTCGGTAAAGAAGTTTCATTGAAAAGTGTATATGATAAGAAGGAAGAGAAAACAGATAAACTTATTAGTAAGTTACAGTTAACAACTCCAATTGAAGTATTATTCGAAGGTATAAACTTAGATGTATATGATAACAAAAAACCACCAGAGCCTCGAATTGATAAAATACTAGAAGATGTGAAAGAATCATTTTGTTTCTTATTTGTAGGACATTGGTTAAAGGGTAACTTTGAGCAGGATAGAAAGAATGTGGGTGGAATGATTAGAGTGTTTTTAGAAGCATTTAAAGGTAAGAAAAACCCACCAGCATTGATTTTAAAAACTAACAAAGGTAGTAGTTCATTAACAGATAGAGTTTATACTAGAAAAATGATACAAGCTATTAAAGATTCAGTAGATAGTAATAGATTACCAAATATTTATCTACTAAACTCAGATTTAACTGATGCAGAAGTAAACGCATTATATAATCACTCAAAGGTAAAAGCTCATTTATCATTTACGAGAGGTGAGGGATTTGGTAGACCTTTATTGGAAGCTACAATTAGTGGTAAACCAATGGTTGTATCAGCTTGGAGTGGGCATGTTGATTTCTTAAATAAAGATATGATTAATCTAATTCAAGGTGGATTAACAAAAGTACACCCATCTGCAGCAGATGAAAAGTTCTTATTAAAAGAAGCAAGTTGGTTTCAAATAGATTATTCGATAGCTGGTGGTACTATGAAGGATATTGTATCTAATTATAAACCATACTTAGAGAAATCTCGTAAACATAGACAATATACCAAAGATAACTTTACGTTTGAACATATGCGTGAACTATTAAGTAATTATCTGAAAGAGGCTGATGATGCTAAGGTATCACCAAAACAGGTTGGATTACAATTACCTAAGTTAAAAAAGAAAACTCAAAGTATAGAGTTACCTAAATTAAAGAAAGTTAAATAGTGGCATTTTACAATACACATCTAAGAAAAACATCAGACCCTACTCCAATTACGAAAAGTAAAATGGAGAGGGGTATGGTGGTTAAAGTAAAATATAAAGCACAAGGTAAAACACCTAAATTGTATTTGATATTGGTTCTTCAACCAAAATGGCCAAATTCAACCGAAGGTAAATTACATGGGTTATCATTAGATAACATACCACCACAAAAGTTTTTAGAGTTTGCAAAAGTGTACAAAGAAGTAATTTCTGAATCATCAAAGGTAAAGAAATTAGATTTAGCTAAGATTCAAATTACTGAAGCTTCTAAAGTATTTTATACATCAGAAATTAAAACATCTAAACAATTAAAAAGTTCATACAGAACATTCAATCTATTAGATATACAATCTATTCAATCAGTTAATTATGATTGGGGTAAATTTGATAAAGTAGCAGCTAGGGATGAGAGAAGAAAGCAGTTGGAAGAGGAAGCTAAGGAACGTAGAGATAATAACGATGTAACTAACTGATAATCAACCAGTTGCTATGATAGTGGGGGCAAATCACCAATAGTTATAACTTTTAGTGAAAATAATCTCTATAATGTTTGTTTTTTAGAACATTTTTTTGTATATTAGTATCAATAATAAAACATTATGAAAATAAGTTACGCTATAACAGTATGTAATGAGTTTGTAGAAATACAAAAACTCATACCATTTCTTTTAGAACATAAAAGACATGAAGATGAAATCGTAGTTCTATACGATTCTAAAAATGGTTCTAAATCCATAGAACAATACCTAAGAGCTAAATCCGTAAATGGTGAGTTTAGTTGGCATAAAGGAGAGTTCGATGGACACTTTGCTAATTGGAAAAACAAACTTACGGATTTATGTAGTGGTGATTGGATATTCCAAATCGATGCAGATGAGATTCCAAATGAGATACTTATAGAGAATTTACATGATATCTTAACGAAGAACACTACAGTCGTTGATGTTGTATTAGTTCCAAGAGTAAATACAGTTGAAGGATTAACTGATGAACATATCAAAAAGTGGGGATGGAATGTAGATGATAAAGGTTGGGTTAATTGGCCTGATTTTCAATATAGATTATATAAGAAATCACCAACCATCAGATGGAAGAATAATGTGCATGAGGTATTAGAAGGATTCAATACAATATCACATCTACCAATAGATGAGGATTTATCACTATATCATCCAAAAGAAATTAAAAGACAAGAACAACAAAACAAATATTACGATACATTATGAAAAAAACAGCATTAGTATTAGGTGGTGGTGGTTTCATCGGAGGCCACTTAGCAAAAAGATTAAAAGAAGATGGATATTGGGTAAGGGTTGTTGATATCAAATCAGAACATGAGTTTTGGAAACATACCGATATGTGTGATGATTATGTATCTGGTGATTTAAGAGACCCTCAAATAGTATCTAATGTTTTTAGATTAGAACACCATAATGATATTATTCAACCATATTCATTCCATAAGCAACCATTTACTGAGATATCATCATTTGATGAGGTTTATCAATTAGCAGCAGATATGGGTGGAGCTGGTTATATATTTACTGGAGATAATGATGCTAACATAATGCACAATTCAGCATTAGTAAACTTAAATACAGTGCTAGAAGCAAGTAATACTAAAGTTGGTAGAATATTCTACTCATCTTCAGCTTGTATGTATCCTGAAAGAAATCAATTAGATGCAGATAACCCAAATTGTGAAGAATCATCAGCATATCCTGCGAATCCTGATTCAGAGTATGGTTGGGAAAAGTTATTTAGTGAAAGATTATTCTTATCGTTTATGAGAAACTATGGATTAGATGTAAGGGTAGCTAGATTTCATAATATATTCGGACCTATGGGAACTTGGGATGGTGGTAAAGAAAAAGCACCAGCGGCTATGTGTAGAAAAGTAGCACAATCTGATGATATGGTAGAAGTATGGGGTGATGGATTACAGACACGTTCATTTCTATATATAGATGATTGTGTTGAAGCTATGTTACGATTTATGAGGCAAGATGAATTCGTTGGACCTGTAAACATTGGTTCTGAAGAAAAAGTTACTATTAATCAATTAGCTCAAATGGCTATTGATATATCTAAAAAAGATGTTAAACTATACAATATAGATGGTGATGATTTCATAGATGAATACGGATTCCCATGTCCAGTTGGTGTAAGAGGTAGAAATTCTGATAATAAACTTTACAAAGAAAAGATGGGGTGGGAAGTTTCAATGCCATTAATAGATGGTATGAAGAAAACATACGAATGGATTAACAAACAAGCAAATGGGTAAGAAAACACTACTATTCACAACCATTGGTAAAATGAGTGAGGAATCTCATAGAATCTCTACAGAAGCATTCTCTTCTTGGAAGGGGTTCGATGTGGTGGTTTTTGGTGAAGAATTTCACGAATCATTATGTGAAGAGTATGGGTTCACATTAGATACGGATTATGAACGTAGTGAATTTGGGTTACCAATAGTTAGAGGGTTGTTTAAAGCGGCTGAGAGATATACTGGTTATGATGTATATTGTTACTTAAATGCAGATATTAAATTTCCATCATCACCACAATACATAATTGATTTAATAGAAGATGATAACTTTCTATTAGTTGGGCAGAGAATGGATACATATCCTGATGAGCGTGTTGATAAGTTACACGTAGCTGGTGGTATTGATTACTTCTTTTATACTCCTAATTTTTGGGATTTGAGTAAAATGCCGGATTTTAATAAAGCTAGGGGTAGATACGACCACTGGTTGATGGGGAATGCATATACAAATGGGAATGGGAATGTGATTGATTTAACAAATGAATGGATACCAATACACCAAGACCCAAAAGTAAGAACCGATGGTAATTTTGTGAATCTATTTAATTCAGGTACTCATTTGAGTAGAGCATACCAGACATTTAGAAATAACTATTACTTTGCAAAAGCACGATTGCATGGGCAAACTGATATGGCTAAGTTCTATGTTGAAGATGGTATGGTTAAACAAAGAGTGAATGAAGTAAAAAATGAGTTTGGTATAATATTTTAATAACTAAAAATATGAATAACGATTTAAAAGTACTTTATATAAAACAAGCATATGATTCAACAGGACCATTCCAATCATATGGGTGGGATGATGATATAACTCCATTAGATATGTTAAATGAGTTTTATGGTAAAACTTATCAATTTGAAACACTATTATATTATAAATGTGATTTTATAATAATCCCATCTTCGGTAGTTTCACCTTGGTTACGAACTAAATTATCAATAGATGGTTATAAAGAACATATTGAACAGAACGTAAAAGTAGTAATAGACCCCAAGCAAATCGATTATAGTAAGTATGATGTGGTTATAACTCATGACCCTATTCTACATCCACATATAATTGAATTAAAAAATCAGTATAAAAATACATTATTTACTTATATAATAGCAGAACATACCAGTTGGCAAATGCATCAGCATGGGTTTGAATATGATTTATGGTTAGACCACACATTAAATTCAGTATGGGATATTAGTAGATTACCACAAGCTATAAATTATATATTCCCAAGAACACCTGAGTTAGTACAATCTATGTTTAACGAAGAAAAAGAATCGATATTCATTGATTATAGAAGTTACAGCCACTTTACATCAGCTGGTATTGGTGAATTGAATATGAATCACATCAATGAGTTTAATAAAAACTTTAATTTATCATTTCTTGAATATGCAGATATACCAATAGAACTCATAAGTGAAACATCTCTAAAACCATATATGTTCGCAACTAACTCAGATGATTCAAATGAATACTATAAAAAATTGAATCGTTCTAAATATTTTGTAACAATAGCAAATAGGGTTGGGCAAGCGGCATGTGATGCAGCTTCGATGGGGTGTTTAGTAATAGGTAATTCACAATCAAAGATTCATAAGCTCATATGTCATCCAGATTGTTTGATGGATGGTGATTTTACATATAAGGATGTTTTACAATTAATTGAAAAAATAGAATTAGATTCTGATTACTATGATATGTTACTCTTAAATCAATCTAAGAATTTACAAAAGTATGGTGTAGATTATGATATGGATATGTTTAAAAAAGCAGTTGAACTAAAACGAAAGAACAATGAATAAAGTATTATTTACAAGTTACCTTTGTGATAAAGAAGATGTATTACTTCAGGAAATATTAAATGAGTGGAGAACACTTAATCCTGGTTATGAAGTATTATACTTTTCAGATTCAGATGTAAACGAATTCTTCAAAGATACTCCACAATATAAAACATATAGTAAAATGAAAAATGGAGTAGCTATAGCAGATTTCTTTAGAATATGTTACATAAATAAATTTGGTGGATATTGGTTTGATTTAGATGTACAGCCAATCAGTTTAAATCTTCCCGAAAGTGGTGATGTACATTTATTCGATGCTGGGTTCGGAAATATTAGTTATATGTTTATCGGTGGTAATCCAAATCAAAAACTATTCAATGAGGTAATTGGTATAGTAGAAAAAAACATCAACGATAATATTCCAATCAAAAAAGGACATGTTATTGATATTACAGGCCCGAGAGTAATCCAAAACATAATTTGTGGGATGTTTGGTGTTAGAAACCAAGATGGGTGGTTAATCGGTGATATGCACCCAAGAATTGGTTTTGAAGGCGAAGCTTATGAATTTGTTTATACAAAAGTACCATTTCCAAAATTAAAAACAGATAAATACCAAAAATTACAACAAAAATATAAACGTGAAAATTATCAAGTTTATAACTATATTTAAGAATTATGATAAGTAAAAAAGATATAAGTTTCATTCAACCGAGTAGAAACAATTTAAAATACCTAAAGTGGTCTTACGATTCAATCAGAAAGAATGGTGGGCCCGAACCAACAATATGTGTTGCTGATGATTTCAGTAATGATGGAACTTGGGAATGGTGTGAGGATATGATGGTAAAAGACCCAAACTTCAAAGCAATCAGAAACGAAGGACCTAAGAGATTAGGACATACGATTCTATACGATGAGTTGGTTGAAATAGCAGATACTCCGATTGTAGGGATATATCATGCTGATATGTATCTTATGCCTGGCGCATTGGATTTTGTAGTAAAACATATAGCACCTCTAAGTGTGGTATCATTAACTAGAATAGAACCACCATTACATCCCGATGGGCCTGAGAAAATGTTGAAAGATTTTGGAATCGAACCTGAAGAGTTCAAAGAAGAAGAATTGTTAGATTGGTTCAAAGATGTACAAATGCATCAAGCAACTAAATTAACTGAAGGTATCTTTGCTCCTTGGTTTATGTTCAAAGAAGATTTTACATCAATCAATGGGCATGACCCGTTATTCGCACCACAATCAAAAGAAGATACAGATATCTTTAATAGATTCCATTTAAACGGATATAAGTTTATTCAAACTTGGGGTGGTTGTGTATATCATATGACTTGTAGAGGTAGTAGATTTGCCGATGGAGCACAAAGAAATCCAAATGGTGAAGTGTTTATGAAGAATAGAGAAACTGATGAGTGGTTAACTCAGAATCAGCGTTCAACTCGTAACTTTCTTAGGAAGTGGGGACATATGTGTAAACATGATTCATTGATGAAACCAATCGTACCACCAAAATACAACATTCAGTTTATAATAGAGAATGGGAATGCTCAATTATTAGAATTATTAGAACCTTGGTGTGATAATATTAATATATCTATTCCACAAACTGAAATCGATGAATATATCAAAAAAGAACAACCTGATACTAAAATAGATTTGAAGGAAAGAATCAATCAAAATGTATCAAATGATATACAAATTGTATTCGATGGAAATAAATTTACACAAAATTCTTTCAATATAATTCAACAGATGTCTGCTATACTTGAGTCTAATGAAATTGAGAGAGGTGAGTTTGAATTGGATATATTCAGTATAAAAGTGAATAGTACAAAAACATACACTCATCAATTGATTTATAGAAAATAGTATAGTTATATTCACTATGATGTATTATATATTACTTCCTGATGACACCGAAGAGGGTGTACAATATTCAACAAATGTGTTAGGTGAATCCTCATTTAAAAACTTTTGGGCAGAACAAGGGTTTGAGATTTTAGAGAGATTAATAAACAAATATCCTGATACTTTAAATGAAGTAAAAATCAAAGATGAGAAATCAAAAGAATATACAGTAGAAGAATTTCTTAAAAATATTGGAAAGTTAAACATAATTAAGTAAGGTAGCAAATGAAAGTGGATATAAACACTTGGGATTCCTATGAGGATTTAGATGATATGTACGATGAGATGAGACGTACAGAGTATAGTAGAAATAAAAAACAAAAGCGTGAAAAACAAAAACAGAACAAAGATGAAGAAAACCTTCAACAATCACAGAGGTTGCCTGCCGGTTGGAGAGAGGGTGATAGTCATATCGGAAAATCAAAAAAAGCAAGAAATTACGGTAACTGACCCATTCGGTACAGAGTGGATAGTACCAAAAGAGTTTGTTTTTGAAACTTAGATATACTTATTTTAAAACAGGAGAAACACAATGTTATTAAAAGTAGGTTCAAGAGGAAAAGAAGTTAAGTTATTACAGGAATTCTTAGAAGTAGGAGCAGATGGTATATTTGGTAAAGGAACTGAATTCGCAGTTAAAGAATTTCAAAAAATCAACGGCCTTACTGTTGATGGTCTTGTGGGTACTTCCACTTGGGATGCTATGGGTCTGGCTAGTACTGATGATTCTGAAAAAACGTATGAAACAGAAAACGGACTCATAATCAATAGACACTTCCTACCTGAAGGTGAGTATAAAAGTGGTATTACCAAAAAAGAATATTGTTTTTTACATCATACAGCAGGTTGGCAGAATCCTTACAGAACTGTAGACCATTGGGGTAGAGATAGTAGAGGTGCAGTAGCAACTGAATTCGTATTAGGTGGACAATCAATCAAAGGAAACGATGAAACTCACGATGGTGTTATGGTTCAAGCATTTCCTGAAGGACATTATGGATGGCACTTAGGTAAGAATGGTTCTCAACACATGCATACACATTCAGTTGGTATCGAAGTAAACAACTTTGGATACTTAAAGAATGGAAAAACTTACGCTGGTACTACAGCACATGAATCACAAATCGTTACATTAGATAAACCATTCAGAGGATTCAAACACTGGCACAGGTATTCTGATAAACAAATCGAAGCATTACGTTTATGGATACTTTATATAGCAGATAGAGATGGAATTGATGTAAGAAAAGGTTTAGTTGAAGAAATTAAAGCTAAAGGTGCAGATGGTTTCGAATTCAACGAAGATGCTTATTATGGTAGAGTAAAGGGTATGTGGACACACACAAATACTCGTAAAGATAAATTTGATATGTTCCCACAAGCTGAATTATTGGATATGTTAGTAAGTTTATAATAAACTATATAGGTTGGTGTATGAAAAATTTAATAAGATTTATCGTATTCTCTATTCTGTGCACCAACGCATATGGACAATCCACAACTACAGTAAACTTACGTTCACTTAAAACTCACTATGGTGGAAGCCAATCAGGTCAGTACTATTCACAAAATGCTAACAACCATACAGAATTTGATGCAATGGTTAATCTTGCTGATGGTGGTACTACACTTTATTTAGATACAACTGTAGATATAACAAGTTACGAAGGACCAAGAGGTGGTAATCATACTCCTCAACAACTATGGAATCCACCAAGATGGGGTGGAGCCGGTGCTGACAGATACGCAATTATCTATACAGGTTGGTTTAAACCTAACAAAACAGGTACATACGGGTTCAGAACATTCACCGATGACTCACATGAGTTTATGATTAAAGGTATTGGTAAAACTAATGATATAGTTACTAAA